TGGAGTTTAGGAGCCACGTATGGAAGGAACTTTGCCACCATCGCCAGTCGTCCGGCAGGCTCGTCAATCTGCATGAGATCCGTGAAAAGTGAATAGTTCTTCTCATTGATACCATTGATGTAGCCAGTAAGGGCATCACGGAGGCTTTCACGAACACTTTTGGTAACTTTATTAGGTGTGCCAGCCTTACGTCCGCCAGTCTTCTTCCTCTTTGGCTTCGGCTCATTACTATTGTCTTGTTTTACTGCCATATTCTATTGATTTTTAATGTTTACTGATAGTTTTCGGGTGCAAATATAGGAAGAAAATACGAAACTTGGTGTTCAAGTTGCGGAACTTATCACAGATAGGTAAGAAAAACGCATTACTTTTGAACAGTTTAAACATTAAAATTCGAATTTTATGGGATTAATTGGAAGTATTGCTGGTGGACTGACCTCTGCTGTAGGCGGTTCCTTAGCAGCTAAAGCAAGAAACAAGGGATATAATGAGTATATCAAAATGTTTCAACACCGTATGCAACAGGTGAAGGATCATCGTGATAACTTGTATTATCAGGACCCTACTCAATCTGCTGAAAATCAGGTAGCCGTGACCAATGCCCAGAAGGTATTGGATAATGCAACAGAGACCGCAAAGAATACCAATATTGTAAGTGGCGGTTCTGATGAAGCGGTTGCGCTCAGTAAACAGGCTGCCCAGGAGCAGGTGGGTAATATCATGCAGCAGGCGGCCGTGCGAGGTGCTCAGACCAAAGAAAATGTGTGGAATACTGCTGATTCGCAGATAGACCAGATGACTAACTACATCGCCACTGCCAAGAAGGAGAAGGCTCTTGGTACTGCTAAGGGTATTACGGATGCAGCTGGTGGCTTGGCTGGAGCTGCAATTGCATTGCCATTTTAAGGAAGGAGGTGATTATGGGATTTACATTGGATGATTTAACTCCTAAACGTCCGGCAACTGCCGTTACTCCTGTTACTGATTTCCCTGATGATAATGCGGTGAAGCCGGAGGTTGCAGTACCAGTTCAGACAACTGATACCGAACTGGGAAAGGGTACAGCCATAGATACTACTGGTATTACCGGGAATGGTGTCCATGAATCTTTTGCAGAACAGCCAATCGAGGAAGTTACCAAGGTGGAGCCTAACCAGGGTATCAAGATAGACTGGAGCAGACCTTATGCCGAGATAGAACAGAATCCTATCTTGCAGCAGATGAAGCCTTATGACATTATGAGGGATTACCAGAAGAATGGTGATGGAAACTGGTCTGCCTTCATGCCTTGGCTTTCTTCACTTGGTGATGCCGATAAAACTGTGGCTGCAAATGCAGCTTTGCAAAAGAAGGCAGAGAATCAAGCCAAATGGGAACAATGGGGAAATCTTTTTATGCACTTGGGTAACTTCTTTGGTACAGTTCAAGGTGCTCCATCGCAGAAGATTGAATCAGCACAAGAACTTACTGATCGCCAACGCAAGATAAGAGAGGCTACAGATGCTTTAAGAGCTAAGGGATATGACCAGATGATGGTGAATATCTATAAGGACCGTCAAGACAAACAGGCTCAGATGCAGGCAGTGGCTGCTGCAAAGGCAAATGAGGCACTGGCTGCTTATCGTGGTTCACAGAAGAATCAGACGGATGCCCTCACTCCTGTAAAGGTTAATGAAGTGACTCAATCAGCAAGACAGCATTCTACGGGTGCAGACTTGAATATTTCAAAGAAGGAGACAGAGGATGCTTTGAGAGGCAAGAAGGGAAAATTACTTGATGCTCAAACTAATAATGCCAATGCCGGAGCTGCTGATCATAAGGCTAGCGTTAACGTTAAGGGAGCGCAAGTTAGGCATATCAATTCGCAAACAGAGGGACAGAATCAGAGAAATGCCAACCAGAAGGAGGCTGATGATTTCAACACCAGGTATGTGAATGACCCTGTTTTCAAGAAACATGTGAATGAATGGGCTACACACAATGGTATGGCTATCGGTGGTAATGATGGCAGAGGTGGCACTTGGGCGAATGAAAAGAATCGCCAGCAGGCATCCGCTTACGCTAGGGCTAAAATGGCTAAGGAAGGCAAGAAGCGAACCGTTCGCCCTTATGGTGGGAAACCAGCCAAGAGAACTTATAGCACAAAGGTAGATTATTCAAAGTATATAAGAAAATAACATAGTATATGGCAGACAAAGACAACAAATCTAAGTTGACTTATCATGTATGGGATAAGGACAACAATGAGTATGACATCCCTGATGAGGTTGTTCAGCAGAGAGGCATGGACAACTTCGCTAAGGACTTCGAAGGTGGTTATATCACCATGTTTGACGATAAGAAGCAGAAGGTAGATGTTCCTATTGAGGATGTGGGCGAGTATCGTAAGCAGGGCTATATGTGGTATGATACCAGTGGAAACGCTACCCCTATCAACGAGGTTGGAAAGAAACCTTCACCTTCTAAAGAGAAAGAACAGTCTCAATATCCGCAAGAGGTGAAGCGAAGCGAGTTAAAGAAGCCTAGCTTGATTTCGCAAGCACTCGGCATGATGCCGAAGGTGGATGCCGGAAATGTCGGTAAAGAGCAGAAAGTGGGTGGCATGATTGCCAATATGCTTCTTGGTGATAATATACAGCAGCCACAAGACAATAATCAGCAGGTACAGCAGCCAGCACAGAAGGAGGCTTCTCCTGAATCTAAAGAGGCGGCTCCTGTTACAACACCAACTGGTGTGGTGAATAATGAGGGGTTGATGGATGCCAAACTTGCCAACTATATTGAGGACTGGAAGCTGAGACCGGATAAGCAGAGTACTTACTTTGAGAATATGGTTGCCGACTTGTTGGCTGATGGTACTGCCAATAGCAATGAGGAGGCAGTGAATATGGTGATGCCTGCTTTGCGCAGATATGCCAACCGTTCGGCCATGGACGTTACCAACCAGGTAGTATCTTCTTTGCCTGATGATACGGTGCAGGATGCTGAGCAGAGTATCGGGGCGCAATGGTATAGCCATGGCGTGCAGGATAAGTTGAAGCAGGAGGCAGACAGCATGGGTATCAGTTATGATGACTATGTGGGACTGTTCTTGAAGCCAGCTATGGTACAGAGTTTGGTTAATAAGTATGGTCCAAACTACCGCAATATAGCCGAGGGCATCGCAGCACGCCTCTATTCTCACGATGAGCATGTACAGGACAGGCTGATGAATCAGGACATCAATGATGCTCTTTCTAGTGTTATCAGTAAGTATGTGAATCCATCTGTAGTGGATGAGTACAACAAGGCTCAGGAGGCAGGTAGTAAGGCCTTTGCGGAGGGAATGGAAGGAAGCCAGTTTATTCCGGCTAATCTTCGTTTGGGTACAGCACTTGGTGCTCAGTATGAGGCAAACGAGGCCAAGGATCCTGCAAAGGTGCTTTCTGGTTTGCAGCAGAAGTTTGGCAAACTCTACCGGAATCCGAAGTTCCTGAATGACATGAGCAATGCGGCATTTAAGGTGATGCAACGGTATGGCTTGAATGGCACTCAGAGTAGTGATCCTAAGCAGTTCAAGCCAATGATTAATGCTGCCATTAAGAATGAGTTGGACCAGCTGGAGATTAAGGGTATGATGCCTAAGGGTAGTGCTGAGTACATCATGAAGACTGGTTTGGGTAACACTATTGTGGGTAAGATTATTCGCAAGGCTGTTCAGACGGACTACCAGAACTGGCTGGAGGATATTGCCAATCAGCAGTATCAGCCGGGCTTCTGGGAGTCCGTAGCTAGTGGTGCTCTGACCTTTGCAGGTGATGCCTGGAGTTATTGGCTGCCTGGTGCCGCAGGTGGCAAGTTGACCAAGAGCATGGTAGCCAAGGCAGAGGGTAAACTGGCTGGTGACCTCATGGCTAAGGGTATGGAGCGCAAGATGGCTGAGCGAGCTGCCAAGGTACTTATTGGTAAGAGTAAGGCCGAGGCTTTGAAGAGTGGAGCTGTGCATGGTGCTGTTACCTTTGGCGGTCAGTCAGCAATCTCGAAGCCTATTGATGAAAAATACCGCACTGGTCAGTTTGATGAGAATGGCAAGATTTACAATCCTTCTGGATGGAAAATAGCACTTGATACTTTATTAGAGGGAGGTAAACAGAGTGCCTTAGGTGTCTTTATGCAGGGTAATACTATTGCCAATATGATAGGCAAGGGCAGAGGCTTAGCTACCAATATTCTTGCTGATGTTGGTGGTAAGGTTGTGGATTCCGGTATTATGACCGGGCAGCAGATACTGGAGCGCATGGCGCAGGATCCGAACTTCAAGCCTACAGGCAAGGATGCTGCCGAGAGTTTCTTGGAGAGCATGGCGAACCTTACTGCAATCGGCTTGCCGGGCATGGTGGGCAAGTATGCTCGATTCAAGGATGCAAGGGAGTTTAACAAGAAGTTTGACTTCACTGATCAGGATATTGCCGAGTTGAAGAGATTCGGCTATGATGGTCTTCGTGATGCTTTTGAGAAGATGGGCATCGGGGAGTATGCTGTGGTTGGTGAGAATGCTCAGCGACTTGATGGGCAGTTAACCCAGAAGTATATGGACCTGATGAACGACAAGAGCGTGCCGGAGGTGTTGAAGGCTAAGATGATGGCAGTGGTGGAAGGCAAACGCCCTTCTTCTTTCTCGCCTGTTGTAGATTCCATCATCGTGCAGCCGATGGATCATGACGGAAAGGTGTATCTCGAAACCTTGAATAAGGATGGCGGTATCATTGACAGAAAGGAGTTTTCTTCTCTTGATGAGGCTCAGAAGGCAGATAAGAAACTGGAATATGAGAAGACTCTTGGTTTGGCTTCTGTGCTGGAAGGTGAGTTCCACAATGAGTTTACGCAGGAGCATCTTGATGGCTTATACAACAAGGCAGCTCAGAAATACAATATGGGTGAGAAATTGACAGATGAGGATAAGGCAGCGGTTTATCTTCATCAGAATGCTGGTGCCATCAAGGAAATCATGGATAAGCAGCAGAAGGGTATTATCCTTACTGACGAGGAGCAGAAGCAGGTTAATGCCTACCGTCATTATTATGACAGTGCTTTGGAGAACAGTTCTGTGATGAGGGAGTTTGTCTACACGTTTGAGGATTCCCATGGTGTGGAACGTGGTACTCTCCGTAAGGCTTTGGAATCGAAAGATAAGAAATATTCATCATTGGTGGAATCTTATCTTAAGGAGCTTTACAACTCCATCGAACTGAAACGTGAAATGAAGCAGACGATGGATGATCTCTATAATACTTCACATGGTAATGAGCAGAAGCGCATTGAGCAGGGTGGTGTTGAGGGTGAAAAGCCTACAGCTCCTGTTGAAGGTTCTACTGGTGGTCAGGAGCCTCCAGTTTCAGAAGGTCCTTCTCCTTATCAAGGTAATACCGATGTTTCATCTGGTCAAGGTGAAGGCGTTTCTACAGCAAATTCAGATAACTCATCTGCTGATGTTATTACTTCTGATGCTTTTGTTATGGGACAGAATGCCTATAAGAATGGGGATTCTGAGGCTTTGCAGGCTATCGGCTATAATAGTGATTTGGCAACAGGACGTTTGAAGCGAGCGTTTGCTGATAACGAGAAGATGCCTGATATTGTAATCAATGCCTATAATGAAGGTAGAGATATGGAGCAGTTTGTGGCTCAGCGTACAAGTAGTTTGACTCCAGCACAGAAAGAGGCTATCAGTAAGTATGTAGAGGCAATGGATGCCAAGAAGGGTGCTATTGATGCTCTGCAGCATGCCGATGATGGCTATGGTGAGGCGTTGAAGCAGCAGCTCTGGCCATACCAGACGGTAGACGGAAACATAGTTCCTGCTACTTTGGATAGCGGAAAACAGGTATTCCTGAAGAAGGCTAACGAATATGGTGGAGCCTTTGTTGTCGTTCCTGATGAGCAGGGACAGCCTACAATTAAGCAGGTATCTAATGCCGAGATTAAAGAGGTGGGCAATCCTGTTTCTCTTGATGAATACATTGAGAGTTCTTTGGCTCAGCAGAAGGAAGCGAGAGCGCAGCAGTTTATCAGCCAGTTTGATGGCAGCGGTTTGAAGCCGAATGACCGTGTGACAGTTGCCATGGAGGAAGGTGATGATAATATTGACATGACCTTTGCCGGATATAGCGAGGACGGAAAGATAGTGCTTACTGATGGTAAAGATTATCTTCCCCAATCTAAAGAAGAGTTTGCTGCATGGCGCAAGAATGCTCTCGACAACACAATCAATGAGCATTTGGATGCCGAGGACGCACAGCGTGCCAATGATGATGCAGCCAAGGCAGAGGCTGATAAGAAGCAGCGTTATGCCAATGGCATCGTGGGACTGAGCGAGGGCCAGCCGGACTATTCTTCTAAGAATACAGATCCAAATGTGGCGGCTGAGTATCTGCAGGAGCAGTTTGGGGAAGACCATGGCAAACTCCTGAATCTTGTAAATGGAAGCCGTGACGACATCAAGACGCAACTTGCCAACAAGAAGAAGGCAGCTGCAGAATATCAGAACTGGCTTGATACAAATGCCGATCTTGACCCGGAAAAGGCTAAGAAGGTGGAGGATGAGTTGAGTCTGGTTAATGAGCAGATTGCTAATCTTGATGCTCGTTTCAAGAACTGGAATACTATCCGCAACAGTGTGATGACTCCTGAAGAGGTGAAAGCTATGAAGGAGGAGCGCAAGGCTGAGATAGAGCGAGCTGGCATTGACAAGTCTTCCGTTCTGCCAGATGTGGATACAGGCGTTCGTATTCCAGAGAACAGTGAGCTTAAAGACAAATATCCTACTCAGGAAGCTGCTTCCGGCTACATAACGTCAGAGCGCAGACGCGTGTACAAGATGCAGGAAGAAACCCAACGAGAAATTGATGGTGTAGACAAGATACTCAATCAATACATGGATGGGGATATGGAACTTTCCGCAGAACAGTTGAGAGATCTGAATACCACCAAGGCAGAACTGGCAAACAGACAGAATGCGCTTACAGCGGATGCCAAGGCTTTGAAGGGAAAGGCTGAAAGCTTGAATATTCTTTATATAAAGGAACGAGCAGAGCAAAACAAGAAGAATCTTGAAACTTTGTCCCCAAAAGACAGACGTAAGGAATTGGTAGCTAAAGCCTTGGAGAAGAAAGACATGAAGGCTATAAAGGAAATATATAAGGATGCAAGTACTGATGTCATGGATTTGACTCCGCGGACATTGGAGGAATTTGTGTCAGAGAGACTTTTTCCTCATAGTCTGAATGCAGAATCACTGGCGCAAGAGTTAGGATCTTCCAACTTTAAGCGTGGTATAGGAAGTAAGTACGACACAAATAAATTCAACTATCTTCTGGCCAATAATGGCGAGGGATTGACCATTAACGAGCTTGCAAAACGAGTTTGGGAAGATCTTTCCAGTACAATGGAATCAGGTGCTGGTGACGGATTACAGTCTACGTATACAGACCAGGATATACGCAACACTATTCTTGATATGTTCAAGACTTATGACAGTGTTCGGGAAATGCGTAATGTGACGCTTCTTAACCGTATTGCTGATGCGGAAAACGAATTGTCGGGCGAAGAAGAGTGGTACGAGCAGCAGAAAGAACGTGAAATCTTCGAAAAACAAAAAGAAATCGATGAATATAAATCGTATATTCACGACAAAGAGTTATCTTTGCCGTCTGAAAGCGAACTTGATTACATCAATGGACTTGAATTTGACCGTATGATGGAGATTGAGGATCGTGAACGAGAGTACAAACAATATGTCAAATCAATTTTACCAGAATTAGCTGATTATGATGACAGAAGCAATGAAGAAGGATATGGAGGAGGCAGTAGCCTGGGTAGCGACTCTTCACGGAGAGGAGTTGATGAAGGAAATCGCCAAGGCGAAGAAATTAGTGGCAGAGAAGCATCTTCTCAGTCCGAGACTGGAGAGAGCACTGATAGCGGACGCACAGGGCGACAAGAGACTGGCAGCATGGAACCTGGCGAAGGCTCAGCTGTTCGAGGCTCACATCTACCGCAAGAAGCATCCTTCGGAGAACGTTTAAAGAGTGCCATTGCCGAAACTGAGACCGAACCTACTGAGGCTCAGAAGAAGGCTGGCAATTACAAAAAGGGTCATTTGTCCTTTGGTGGCTACGATTTTACCGTAGAAACACCAAAGGGCGTGACTCGTAGCGGTAAGGACGAGCAGGGCAAGCCTTGGAGCGTGACCATGCATGATACTTATGGCTATATTCTTGGTAAAATTGGTGTGGATGGTGACCATATTGATATGTTCATCAATGATGCCGCTGACCTTGATACTTTTGATGGTAACGTTTATGTTGTTGACCAGGTGAACCCAGAGACTGGTGAGTTTGACGAGCATAAGGTGATGTATGGCTATCCTTCTGAGGAGGCTGCTACAGAGGCTTATCTTGCCAACTACTCCAAGGGCTGGAAGGGACTTGGTAAGGTTACTTCTGTGCCTAAGGCTACCTTTGATAAGTGGCTGGAGTCTTCTGACCGCAAGACTAAGCCTTTTGCGGAGTATGCTATGGTACAGAAGGAACAGGCGAAATTTGACCGCGATGTGAAGGAGGTGAAGCCATCTGAAATGACCGAGGCGCAGAAGGTGGCTTATGATGCCGTATCTACTATGCTTAAGAAGGCTGGCATCCCGGTGAAGGTGGTTAGCAATGAGGATATGGAGAAGGTGGCTGAGGCGCAGGATAATCTGAATCTTGCCATGTTGCTGAATCAGCCTGAAATGAGATTTAAAATCAAGACACCGGAGGAGAAGCAGGCTGCCGAGAATGCTTATAACTTTGCCAAGGAGTTGCGCCCGGATAAGTGGAAGCAGTATGCCGTGGTGAATATGAGCAATCCTAACAAGATGCCGGAGTACTTTGAGAAGCAGGAGCTGGCAAGAAAGGAACGTTCTTACTATAATAAGCTGATGTGGGGAAACTACAAGGTGTTTAATCTCGACAAGAGCTTTGAGGACAATGTGGCTGGGCTTACTGGCTCTTTCCCTTCGGAGTTTGACCCATATAAGATTGATGAGCAGACCAATAAGAAGAATGAGTTGAAGAGGCAGATTAAAGAGACTGAGGATGCATATAACTCAACTGGGCAGGAACGTAATAAGTATCAGATTCAGTTGATGAAGGAGTATATGGATGAGCATGGACTGACCTCTGAGAACGATATTCCTGATGATGTTTGGAGTGACTTGAATGATAAGGCTCATGAGAAATATCAAGATAAACTTGATTACTTGTTTGCGAAATACAAGGATTTGGATAGACAGTTGAAGGCTGTTGCTGAGCCGGGAGTGAAATTCTTGCGTACTTATCATGGTAGTGGTGCTAGCTTTGATAAGTTTGATTTGTCGCATGCCTTGGAAGGTGAGGGTAGCGAGACTTTTGGCCATGGTGTGTATGTTACCAGCTCTAGAGAGATTGGACGTGAGTATGCTCAGAGGGCTAAACAGAAGAAGATAGCTAATCTTTATAAGACTATTCGTTATCCTGATGGTGTGAAGGGTGATACGTTAAAGAGAAGACTCTTCGGTGAAATGGTGAATGACGTGGCTACTGGCGGTGACGTGAAAAGTGCCAAGGAATTTGCCAAGAAGCGTGTTGGTGCTGATGCTAACGATGTTGAGCGCACCCTTGAACATTTGAAGGATAGAGAGAAAGGAACCGAGTATGAGCAGAACTTGAAGGATGGTCTTGCTAAGTATAAGGATGCCTTGAAGTGGATTGATTCTCTTGATGATGATGATCTTACCCAAGGGAATGCTACTCGATATGAGGTTGAGATACCAGAGGATAATGGTAGCAATTATCTGGAATGGGAAGGAAAGGTTCCTGATTCCCTGGATAAGCAGAAGGTTGTAGAGAATGCCTACAAGGTTGTATCAGATGATCAAGGTTTCAAAGATTACAAGGCTACTCCTCTTAATGATTTCATTGCTCATACATTGAAGACTTATGTTGACACAACTGATGTGGCTGCAAGTGTTGAGAAATTGAAGTCTGATATTAAGGATGTAATTGAGGATGACCTGGCAGATGATGATGTGCTTGCTTTAAACGAGTACTTGAAGGATGCTACTCCTTATGATGTTCTTGCTACCATCTGGTATAATGACCTTGTTAGAGACATTAATAATGCCGGAACTGGGGAGGAGCTTTACAGAAAGTTGAGTACTTATGTTGGCGATAATGCAGCTAGCCAGATTCTTTCTGATAATGGCCTAGTTGGCATAAAATATCCTGCTGGCATGATTCATGGCGGTGCAAAGGAAGGTGATTATAACTATGTGGTCTTTGACGAGAACAATGCCAATATCGTGGGTAATACCAAGTTTGCGCAGGGTAAAGGTGTGGTTTATGGCTACACTGATGGCAAGGAGATTGTGCTGAACCAGGAGCATCTGAATCCTAATACTCCTATCCATGAGTACCAGCATCTTTGGCGTACTGCTGCCAAGAACATGAATCCGGAACTTATAGAGCATGGTGATAAACTCATCATGCAGACCCAGCTATTTGCCGATTTGAAGAAGGATCCTAACTATAATCATCTGACAGATGAGCAGATTTGCGATGAGGCTTTTGCTCGTTTGACTGGTGAGGACGGAGCTGCCATCCTGGAACAGATGGCTAAGGATGCTATCAAGGAGAATCCGCTTGATACAGCCAAGGAACTGAGTGTTATCAATAAGTTGAAGGAGTGGCTGAAGAAGTTCTGGTATTGGACTCTTGATACATTTACGAAGTGGAAGCCTGAGGACATTAAGAAAATGACATTGGAGGATATTCGTAATCTTGTACTGAGAGACCTGGCGAATGGGGTGGACCCACGCAACGTGAAGATTCGTATGACTAAGGAAGATGCAGTTTCTCTTCGTAAACAGATGGCAGATAATGCTGAGCAAGAGCGGATTCTAGAGCATACGGAAGAGAACTGGCAGAAAGAATTTGGCAAGGATAGCCGTGTTACTACTCCTATTGGCAGTATCAAACTTGGTGAAAACCAATACAAGAAGGCAGGAAGAAACGACCGAATCAAAAGATTTGGTTTGTTGAAGCCTACCCTGGAACGTCCTGATGTTATCCTGGAGAAGTCTGCGCCAAAAGAAGGTGCGGAACGACAGACTAAATATCTGTTCATCAAATCCTTTAAAAAGGCTGATGGAAACAAGATTCTGAACTATGAATCCATAACAGTAAAGCAGGGTGAAGAGGAAGTGGCGATTAGCGCACATCAAATAGATCCTTCGAAAGTTGTGAAAGAATTGACGGAATCAAAAGTGCTATGGAATCGTTTCAGAGGCGATTCTAATTCCTTGGGCGAGAATCAAGGTTCGGCATTAACTCCATCCGCAAATAACCCAAGCGGAAAGGATAGCGTCCTGAATCCTCATAGCGATGCAAAGATAAGAAATAATATCGAAACTGCCAAGGAAAATGGTGGAAATTTATCTGTAGAGTATAAAATAAAAGCTGTATCTCAGCAATTTGGGGTTGATGAGGCTGATGTGGCAATGTATGCCAATGCTATTAAGAAGGGGTCTACTGCTGAGGCTGCACGTGCCAGAGCCAATATCAAACGCCATCTGTTGCAGGCAAATGAAGATAAGATTTCCTCTTTCAAGGAGCTACTTAAGTACACCAAGCCTGTAAATGAAGCCTTGAAGGAGAACTTTGGTGACGTTGATGCCATGATAGAGGAGCGCAAGCAGCAGGTGGAGGCGCAGCGTAACGCCATGGAAGCCGCTAGAAAGAGAGCAGAGGAAGAGGAGGCCAAGCGCCAAAAGCACTTGGAGGAACTTTCTGTGATTCCTGATGATCAACTTGACAAGCAGTATATGGATGCTCTTGCCAAGGGTGATGATGCTACAGCCAGGGAAATGCTTGATGAGGCTGCCAGACGCAAGGGCTATGATGATACCGAAAGTGCATACCAAGGTGTAGGCGCGTGGGCTGCACCGGGAAACCCTGGATATGAAAGTGACAAGGCGAGACGTGACGATTGGGAATCCAGTGGCTCGGATGTGAACCTGGAGGATATGGCTTTGGGCTATGCTCCTCAGCCGGATGATTACTTCTCTCATCCTGAGCGTTATTCGCAGAACACTCCTCATGGATTGGAATCTGTGAAAGCTATCAATACGGCTATTGATGCCATTAAGAATGGCGAGAAGGATGTTAAGGTAAAGGTTTATCGTGCTGTTCCTACTTCTGTGAAGGAAGGCAAGTTGCGTAATGGTGACTGGGTTACTCCTTCAAAGAAATATGCCGAAATGCACGGAACAAACCGTCTGGAAGGCAAATATCGTATCATTGAAGATGAAGTTCCGGCTACTCAACTGTGGTGGGACGGTAATGACGCAAACGAGTTTGGCTTTGATGATGGCAAGGCATATAAATATAAGAATGCCAAGAACAACAGAAAGTTGAACGACCTTGTTACCTATGATGATAAGGGTGACGTTATTCCTCCTTCTAAGCGTTTCAATTCTCGCAAGAGCGATGTGAGATTCATGTTTGCAGGCGAGAAGGCTAATGTAAAACCTCGTCTCGGCTCTGCCACAATTGGCTTGAAGGCTGCAAAGGATAAGGTGGTGGAACTGTTTAATAAGGCAAAGAGTGGCGAGTTTAATGGCAAACCTCAGTCTATAGGTACTCTTACGCAAGAGGGCAAGAAGTTCCTAGAAGATTTGTCGGGCTTGAAGATGAAAGATAAGATAGACTTTGTTCTGAATCCTTCTGACTTGAAGCACATGAACAAAGACCACTTCGGAGATAATGAGAAGGATTCTGGAAGAAATATTCCTTTGACAGAGGAAGATTTGCGCTCTATGGTGGATGTTATCATGAATCCTGAGCAAGTGGTGTATGGCATCGAGAAGATGGATAATCGCAAGGCTTTCTTCTTCTTGAAGCAAGCTGAGGATGGTACATTAAATCTGGCAGAGATCTATAGTGATAAGAAGGGTAATCTTACAGCCAAAAGCTACTATAAGACGAAAAAGGGGGTTGACCAGCGAGTCATGGAGATTAAGAACTCCCTTCTCCCTACGCCCGAAGCGTCTTCTGGTTCACCCCTTTCTGATGGCAAAGGTATAAACTTTTTCTCAATTGAGCAAGAAAAAACAGCAGAAAATGAGCAAAAAATCGCTGATTCGGTAGTGAATACAGCAAATAAGCTGGGTGGTGCTGAGGCTACTGTTTATTCTTCTTTGGATGATGTGCCTGAGGAATATCGCTCAGAGGTAGAGCAGGGAGCCAAGGGATGGTATGACCCGGAGACTCATAGCGTGCATGTGTATCTGCCGAACTGTGAGGATGGCAATGATGCCCAGCGAACCGTCTTCCATGAAAAGATAGGGCATGAGGGTATGGAAGTACTTCTTGGTGGCGAAGATGGCGTGAGAAAGTTCGCCAACTTCGTTTACCGTTCCGTAGGTAAGGATGTTCGAGGCAAGATTATTGACTTTGCCAATAAATATGATCCGGACTGGAAGAACCCTGACCGCATGAATGTGGGAACGCAGGAGTATATCGCTCATTTGGCTGAGGAGGGTCCTAAGACTGCTGAGGACTTTTCTCTTTGGACCAAGATTAAGCATTATCTTATCAAGGTGCTTAAGAAGCTGGGAATTCGTGTGCCGGGACTTCTCAATGACAAGGATTTGAGATACTACCTGATGAAGGCTGGCAAGACTCTCCATGTATGGGACAATATGCCTAAGGAGAAGCAGGAAGCCATGATGAAGCAGGCTAGTAATGCTGAAATCAAGGATGCGCTATCTAATGGTGCAGGTAAGGGTAAACCACAACCGAAGAAGGGTGAAAGCACGATTCAGTATATAAAACGTGTACAGGAGTGGCGCAAGTGGAAGAATGCACGTGAGGATGAGAATGACCCTGAGCCTCCTATGTTCTATGACTTCGACAAGGATGAGGCAGGCAAGAAGGAATGGGCACAGCTTAATAAGGACTGGCGTGACAGCCACCACCTTGTTGGCGAGGAACCTACTGGCATGCCTATCCGAATGGAAAATGAAGAGGATGATGCCTACATGACTCGTATTCATGAATATGAGAAATGGCAGACAGCCATGAAGGATCAGGAAGACCCTATGCCTGATATGTTTGCCTTCGAAAAGAAGAAGCAGGAGGAGGTGAAACGCAAGTATGAGGACTGGCTGGCCAAACATGATCTACTGGAGCAGCAACAAGCAGATCTGGACTTGTATGAGGGTAAGATTTACCCAGCAGAGACCAATCCGAAGGCTGATGCACTGGAGCAGCAAGTGATGCAGGACTTGGCAGAAGTGACCAGTACTGACGTGAGCAAGGAAGGTGCTGCAAGAACCGTTAAGCATGCCGTTATCCATCGTAGAAAGAATATGGAGGAGGCCAGTGCTGATGATGCCATCTATATCAATGATGTGAAGAACAGAATCGAGAAGATGGCTGATAGCGGTGCTTTTGATAAGTTGCTTTCTGACTACAAGGGCAAGCCGAACCGGGCAGAAAAGCTGGCTGAGGCTATACCTTATATAATAGAAGCTCCTAGAAGACTGCGTGACCTGGCGCACGATTTGAACGCCACTGGTGCTTTTGAAAAGGGACATATCCATATCCAGCCAACTGATGTAGAGGCTATACAGCCTTTCGTGGCAGACTTGATTGCTGAGACTGCTAAGATGCATACCGTACTGAAAGACGACAAGGAGGTGAAGGTTTATGATGATCCTCAGGCTGTGAGCGAGGTGGCTAACAAGATGGCACAGACCATCAATGCCAATCATCAGGGCGAGGAAGGTTTTGTGCCTATAGATGGTTCAGATATTCTGAGCGAGCATGTATTGCCACTGGTGAAGCAACAGATTGTGCCAAAGGGCATCGATTACAAGAATCTCTCTCCTGAAATGAAGGCTGCCATTGATTCTATCAGAGACTGGTATAACTATACCTACGACTGGTTGAAGGATAATCACACCTTAAGAGAGGACACCGGATATAATGCCGACTATGTAAACCATATCTGGGATAAAGAGAAGAGTGACAAGCAGGCTTATGCGATGTATGTGGAGAACAGACAGCGCACAAAAAGCCCTAACGAGAAGCCGAGAACCATCAGTACCCTGATGGAGGGTATCAGCGTGGGACTTGTACCTAAGACTACCGACATCACGAAGATGATGGCTTACTACAGCAGAAGCAATATCGAGGCTTGGGTTAACAAGACCATGCTGCAGGAGTTGAGCGGATTGAACGTGATAGAGCGGAATGAGGATGGAGAAATTGTTTCTTCTGACCCACTGCTTTCTTCTACGCCTCCTTTTAACCTGGAGCAGTATCAGTACTTTGAGATTCCGGGTGTGGGTCCGGTATGGGTATATAATGAATCTCCTAAGCAGGTGACAGTGAAGAATCCTATCACTGGTAAGGAGAAGGTGCTTTATAGAGAGGCCAGTGCCGGGGACAGATTCGGGGTAGTATTCGAGACCTATCAGTCTTCGCCTTTCTGGAAGGCTTTTGATACGCTTGCATCGAGTGCCAAGAAACTGGAGCTGGGCTTTAGCGGTTTCCATGCCGGAGCCTTGACGGAGGTTTATTTTGTGCAGAACATGGCGGAGTTTGGTCCTAAGAAGGCCATGGCCAACTTTATGAAGTACATTTTTGTCGATACGATGAAGAATCATCAGTTGCCTTGCTTTGCCAATCCTGAGGACTTCCAAGAGGCTGCTAGCCATCTGGTGAAGTTTGGAGCAACAAACGACTATGCTGCAGCGGATGTACAGAACATGTTTGATAACTTACGTGATTTTGCACAAAAGCTACAAAAAAAGTTGGAAGAAAGAGGAAATATAGGAACTGCAGCTGGAGCAGCCACTATTCCTTTTGAGATTGCTACTCAGATGGTATCTATGTTGAACAAAGGTATGGATGTGGCTTTGTGGGATTTCCTTCATGATGGACTGAAACTTGCTACTTACCGCATGAGAGCTGATAGAACCAAGGAGCGTGCTAAGAAATATGGCTGGACGGACGAGCAACTAAGCAAAGCTCTGGACGAGGACGGACAGTTTGTGAACGATATGTTTGGCGGTCAGCACTGGGATATACTTGGTGTAAGTCAGAGAACTTTTAAAATTGCTGGCAGAGTTCTGCTTTCTCCAGACTGGAACGTTTCCACAACTCGCCATTTTATGGCTATGACAGGTCTTGGCTCTGTTTGGAACGAGGCGACATTTGAAGATTTCAAAAACTATTATAATCATGTATGGGCTGCAGCTCGTGGAAAAGAACCTATTCCACCAGAATATTTTGGAAGAAAACAAAGACAGATTTCAGCGTTAATCTGTTACTTTATTGGATTCCTTTTTTATGAGGCTTATGCCAATGCTCACAATGCTGCTTTCCGTGCTTTGGACGAGGAGAAGGAGCGCAAAAAGGCTGAGGAGATCAGAAAGACCAACCCAAGCTATAAGAGTATGTATGAACTTGCTTATCCTGATGGTATGAAGTGGTATGACTATCTGATGCGTGGAAATAGCCTTGGTCAACAGAGCAAGATTTTCTTGGGCAGATATGCCGATGGTACGGAAATGTATATCCGACATGGTAAGCAGTTCCGTGAGATACCAGAGTACTTCTTTAACGAAAAGGGAGAACTAGAGTTCCCTGGACCTATGGTACAGCGAATGATAGGTAAGGCTAACCCTATGGTGAGAATGACCTTGGATGATATAAACTATCTGAGCGATTTCCAAGCCAGCCATGCGGATCAAGAGATTCAGCGCAAGTATGGCAAGACTATCGGACTGCTTTATAAGGATGCTTTGTACTGGGCACCTTTCCTGATTCCGAGCCAGGAGAACAAGGAGTTCAAGGCGGCGGATTTCTTCTTCCCATCATCGAAGGGTTTCTCTCCATGGAAGGCTCAGAGTTACTTCAAGGACTTTATCCTTAGCGGTGATATGGAGGGTGTGGTGATGACCTATCAGAGCTGCCAACGCAACGGTATTGATGCTGAGGCTCAGATTAAGGCTGCTATCGGAAGCGTGAAGGCACTGGAGAGTGCAGAAATGAGCGATGGAGTGACTTCCTTACAGGAGGCTAGTAAACGCTTTGATGCTGCCAAGAGTATCACGGAGAAGAAGAAGATGCGCCAGAAGATGAAGAAATTCCTCTCGCAGAGTAATTACAAGGCTTTCACTCAGAAGGAGGCTCTGGACATGGTGCAGGGTTATCTGAACGGTGATGAAGACTTGAAGGAAATGGAGAAGGCTGAAAGCAAGTACCTGATGAAGGCTAAGGCAGAGGACGTGACGGAGGACTGGAGAATACAGAACGTCTGGAACGGAACCATGGAGACTTATCAGGAGTATCAGCGTTTGAAAGATGTTGATAAGGCGAAGGCAAATACCTTTAAGAACAGCAAGACCAACAAGCGACTGTTTGCGGCCAGAAAGGCTATCTCTGCTGCAAGAAGGAAGATGAATAAGGCTAAGAAGCAAATGGATGGTACAAACGATGCTGCCAAACTGGTAGAGATTCGGAATACCAGAAAGGAGCTGCTTAAAACGTTGAACGGAATGGAGTAGCCTTCGGGCTACTTTACTCTAAAAAATGTTCTATATTTCCGAAAATAGGCATTGGCCAATTCATTTTTATGTTCTATATTTCTACAAACAGAAAAAGGGACTTGCTTCACAGCGAGTCCCTTTTTGATAGTTGTAAAATTCTAAATTCCAAATAAATTTTATTTTTAACAAAAAGATAAAAATCGTATTTTAAAAATTGAAGATGTTGGAGCGATGTTATCCGAGAGAAGTACCAGATGCTTTATCTGGTTCCTTTTTTGGTGTTGCCCATCGTATGTAATCAGCCATGCTGTCATCCATGCGCTGCTGCTCACTCTTCGGATTCTCCTTCTTTTCCTTTCCCCAAAGGCGTCTGGCAATATCATCCAAACACCACTGCCAATCGTCTCGAAGAGTGATGACCTTGGAACTTGGCATGATGGTAACATCTGCCTTTGGTGGGTCAACATGCTTGGTGTTGCCATCCTTATCGGTCTCCTCCTTGGTACTGAGAGAGGCGAAAGGCACGTTATTGTCGTTAAGGAACTTCTCCACATCCTCCTTCTTGTTGTCGCAGAGAAGAATGCAGACGGAAACCTTATTTTTCTTCAAGGTGGTGAGGGCTTCTTTCGCCTTTCCTACCATGGAGAGGTTGCCTTTATCATCTTTAGTAATGACGCAGGCTTCATGTACATTGATTGATTTACCCATTTTAAAACGTTTTAAATGAAATGCGGAACAAAAATAAGGAGAAAATATGAAAAAGTAATGTTAAGTTGCGCAACTTATCACTGATAAGCGAGAAAAATGCGGTATTTTTGGCGAAAAATTAAGAATTATGGTTGACAATCATGTAATAAATGACATATCGAACTATGCAGAGCCTGGACCAGACTCACTTGAAGGAGTGAGTCGGGAGCGGTTTACGCAGAGCGAAAGCAATCTTCTGTTGCTGCAATGGGCTTGCCAATACTTCTATGATGGTGCAGAACTGAGAAAGAAGTGGAAGCGAGCGCAAGACTTCGTGATGGGAAGACAGTTGGAAGAGCTGATAGAATGGAACGGAAGAAAGATTACCATCCGGCAGTATATGGAACTGAAAGGTATGCCAATACTGGAATACGATGTAATCGGAGACAAACTTCTTTCGCTCGTAGGTCTTGTGCGCCAGCAGCGCAGTACTGCTACATGTAGTGCCGTGGATCCAAACGAGGAAGACTATATCAGTTTCTTCAACGAATATCTTCGTCAGAACGACAACTTGAACGACAGGCAAGAGTTAGATGCGAGAATGTTCTATGCCTTCTGTGTCTTCGCCTTTGTGGGCATGAAAACCTATTATGGCAGAAGGGATGGCAAGAATGGCATCTTTGACTATTCAGTAGACATCTTTAAGCTAGCTTTACCACCTTTCTTTAAGTATGACCTGAGCGATGTGGAATTTATTGCTGAGGCTCATGATTTGACTTGGCGAGAGATTATCGCTACCTTTACAAATGGAAGCAAGGAAGAGGCTAATAAACTCAGTGAGATCTATCTACAGACGCAGCACCATTTTGCGCCCGAACAGACTTATCACCCGACTGGTGAAGCCCAGTATGCCGGAATAGATGATTTCACCCATTCTTCAGTAGTAGGCAAGTACCGGGTATTGGAAATCTGGACAAAAGAAACCAGACCAGCCATCTGGGTGCATGACTGGGAGAGTGGAGATTGCGGCTATGCTTCTCCTGACCAGCGAGCCTTCTATGAGGAAAAGAAGCGCAAGATAGAGGAATCCAACATCATGAAAGATGAGAATGGCCTACCTGTGCTCGATGAGAATGGTGAGCCTATCTACTATGTAGCCCCTTCTGAACTTAAGACCATCGAGATTAAGGATGAGGCTGAGACCTACTGGTTCAGAAGATACCTTACCCCGAATGGCTATCTGCTGGATGCCAGGGAATCGCCCTACTATGTGCTGAGAGACGGTTTCAGAACTTCCATCATGCCATATACCTTCGTGGCTTATCCTTGCCTGAATGGTGAGATAAGAAGTTTCTCTATGCGTGCCGAGAACAACCAGCGCACCTTGAACCATTATATGATGATGATTAACTTCATCGTAGCCAATGGTGCCAAGGGAACGATGCTTGTGGACGAGAATGCTCTGAGCGAGAAACAGAGCATCGATGAAATGCAGGTGAACTATACCAAGACGGATGGTCTTATCTTATGGAACTCCAAGAATGGAGGTAAACCACCTCAGACATTGGTCAACAAGAGTATTCCGGCAGGTGTTGACTTCATGATGAACTTTTCCAAGACGATGGCAAGCGAGGGAACTGGTGTACAGGGTGCTCTTCAAGGACAGCATCGGAATACCAGCGGTAAGCAATATCTGTTGGAAAGAGAATCATCTTCAACCACCATACAGGACTTTGTTGAGAGTTTCAACAACTTTAAGGTACGTGTGGCCAAGAAGAAACTTTACCTGATACAGGAATTTTGTACCGATGCTGACAGCGTGAAACTGACAGGTGATGAATTTGAAATTCACTTCAATTCTGAGACCATGAGGGATATGGATTTAGATGTTTCTATCGACTTGGATGCATACAGTCCACTTATCAGAGCTGCCAACAACGATATGGCTTGGAACTTCATGACTAGTGGTAAGATGGATCCATATACGATGCTTACGGTAGGGCAATTCCCTGGTACGAGCAGAATGAGGAAGTACTTCAAGGAACAGTTGGATAAGCTACAAGCCATGCAAGCGCAGCAGCAAGCAAATGGAGAAATTCCTACAGCAGGAGTTGAACAACAGCAGACTGGTACGCCAGCAGCACATCTGAAAGATGTAAACGATGGAGCAAATGATTTGGCAGCTCTTCCTTCGGCAGCTATGTAGAAAAGAAGTTCTTAGGTAATTCATAATATTGAACGAAATGTTGTTCAGTTCTTAGATTAGATTATTTTATAGGTGTTTAGTTTTTAAGGTAATTTGATTGTGAAGAGGAAGCCGTGATGGTCTCCTCTTCTTTTTGTTTAGTCAATACCATGTTTCTTCTTGTATATGCGTAACTTAAACATCGGGGTAGAAACTCGGTACATGTAGTATTCTTGCCATTGTTTCAACTTCTTGGCCCTAACCTTGTTGTCGGCATCGCAGCCGATGGCTCCCCACTTGGAAGGAGTGTAGTAGTAGGAGGCAGCCTTGATGTCTTCTACGTTCTTGAAATAGCGAGTGGCTTTCCACTTGCCCATCTGGACTAATCTTCGATATGCGAGCATATTCTTTCTATTAGGATCGTAGGTCATGATTGCAAAATCTGTATGCGACTGGTCGTAGAGCATGTAGAATCTCGGCGCACCACATTCTTTATACTTGGCAATGGTTGCCTTGACTCCTTTTTGCCACATGCGTGTGGCACGGAAGAGTTCGATACGAGTGACGATAGGCTGGTAGATGACTATGAGCATCTTACGCAGCAGGTTTGAATAACTTTGTTTCATTTTTCTTTTTACTTTTAATTATTAACTTATATGGACAGGCGATAGAATCGCCTGGAACGGTGACTATACAGAGGACGGATTTTGCTGCTGGTTAGATAGAGGCTAACTGCCACCACCTATTCCGGCCAAATCGGCTACTACTGGTGGGCGGTTGCGGAGACGTTCACGCTCTATCTCTGCCTTTGAACGGAATGGAACGATTTCCGGTGCTGGCATATCCTTTTCTACGTAGAGGGCAATGGCTCGCGCCATGACACGGTCATCATGTTTTCCGGCTATGGCTCCATAGCAGTCGTTCTGCTTGTAATAGAGGAAGTAGGTACATTCGTCTATTGCCGCAAGTTCTCGTTCCATATAGCCAGAATCACGGATGATGCGGGCCATGGTCTTCACTACTGCCACCTTGGTTGCCTTGTTGGTATTGAATCCCCATTTCATTTCGATATTCTTCACCTTTTTCAGTTTGGACTGTGATGCGCTATAGAGGTTATCGTATAGAGGCAGAAGGATAGGGAAGAACAGCTCTGACTGGTTGCCCTCAGTATTGTTCATGCGCGAGTAGGCGGTATTGTTCTCAATGACCAGATAAGCATCATTATAGAAATGGGCTAACTGGGCACAGCGCATAGCTAACTGATCGGCATCGCAGTGGCCATGCCATTCAGCTACGATTTCCGGTACACCACCATAGATTTCATCATAGCGGTCGAGGACTACAATATCTGAGAAGTCGGAGGTTTTATGAGAACCACCAATATCGCAGGCTACGATATACCGATGTCTGACAATCTCAGAGTTGTCTGGTCCAGCCCACACCTTCAATGGTCCGCCAGAACGCTCGATGAAGCGGATATTGTTCATGCAAGCATCATCGGCAGCATCATAAGAGTCACCTTCAATGTCACCCACCATGATAGGCTCAATACCCTTGCAGTCCTCTTCCATTTCCTTCAACTTGTATGGGTCGAAGACTGTAGTACCTGAGAATAGGAAGGCCTCTACATCATCAGAAGGGAACTCCTGACGCATATCGTCAAGAGTCTCATACTCCTTGGACTTCTCAATATACCAATGGATGCCCTCTAAAGATGCGCCTTTACATTCGTAGAGCCACCAATAGTACTTACCATGACCTTGCTCGTCATTGCGATTCTTCCACAGCCAGATGGCGAAATCGGCACGTTCATCCTCGGAAGCAAATGGCAATATATATTTTTCAATTTCGAACCACGCCACGAAGACAGGAGTAAATGCTGACAGAGGTTTTCCGTCTTTGTCTACTGAGTTTGCAGCTACCCAAGCATCATGGAACTCGTTTTCACGACCATTAGGGGTGGACTCACGGACAATGAAGGTAAGAGGGTCTGGCTGGATGGATGAAGAAGCAGCCTTGATAACCTTTGCCGGGGTCCACTCTGTAGTATTCGGGAAGAAGGCTTCCTCGGTGATATGCGCGAGGGCAGCATCACCGGAACGACAGGACTCAGGGTTACGAGCCGAACCAGTCTGAATCTTGCAGGAACGAGGGATGAGGTACTTGATATTCTGTATGGTTCCAGATGTCTTGATTTTGCGAGGGTCGTTCTTGAATGCTACACCAATGTCGTAGAAGAGCCATGTAGGAATGGCATTAATTAGCTTCTCGTACATATCGAATACCTGTGTGGCAGATGAAGATTGGTGTCCAACGATATTACTATTCCAGTTTGTCTTCCAGAAGATCTGTAACCATGCCATGTAGATGTCGGTGAGGGTAGAACCACCCCATTGACGGCACTTCAAGAGAATGACACGGATATAGTGGTACTGACTGTGTAGGCGTAATTGTTCGAAGACCTTGGCTAGTTTGATCTGGGCATTGCGAAGAAGAAAAGGTATATCCTCACCACCATCCTTATTCTTGATTCGGGCATAGGCATAGGCGAAGAAATAGAAATCGTGCTTACAGCGCAGTCGTATGAGATAGCGGAAGACAGCATCGCGAGCCTTCTCTTGGTCGAAGTCTGGCATGTACTTATCGCAAAAGGCCTCTATAGAACCACATTTGATGATGGCGCAGAACTTCTTTTCCTTCAACATTTCTACCGGGAGCCAGAGTTTCTTTCCATTCAGAAAATCAGTGATGACGCATTCGAATCGAAGTCCAGGGGCATTCTCTCCAGTAATGGGACGATAACTAGCGAGGAGACTTTGGAGTCTTCTCTTATCTTCTTCAAGAATCTCTTTGAGCTTCTTATCAGAAATCTGCTGCTGAGGTCGAACCTTTAAGGAGGACTTTGCTACTGGCATTCGTTATATATAATAATGTTAAGTGTAGAATGTTAAATGTTAAGTGTGTTGGCATGCCGGATAAATCTCTCTGCCTTAGCATAAATGAAACCTAAACAGAATAGGACTATGTGGAAGATACCAGCTATGTAAGGGAGAAGGAAACCTATAGCCATACCGAGCATCATCTGCCAGAAGTAGATGCGGTGATACCGATAATACCATTGCGCAGAGAATCCCATGAAGAAAGAAATCAATACGGATGCACCCAATACAGGTAATGCCGGATAGTATATGAACGACAACAACACGGAGCAGAGCCAGGCAGCCAGTAGGCGATGGAAGCGGAACTGATGATGAACCATCAATATGCACCAGCCGTTGATACCCCAGTGTATAAAGTTGGCATGACCGAACATATAGGCGAAATGGGTGTATAATGGCGATGATGGAGACACAGCCAGCGAGGCATGAAGCGGAATGATGAAAGCCATCAGGAGGATGATGAGAAGTGTAATATATAATGTACGCATAATGGAAGTGATTTATCGAGTTATGAATGATGTTTTCTTATTGCGGAAATAATTGTTTATTTTCATCTGTATGTAGCGTGGAGCCATACCCAAATTGGGCGCAGGAAGATTCAGGCATTCATACACAAGATTTTTGGTATTGTATTCCTTGTATTGATCCAATTGCCGGAGACGCAAGAAATCCTGATAGAAATCTTCAAAGAGTTTTTCTTTCATGGCTTGGTATTTGCCGAATTTAGGCTTATCCCCCTTGATGCGTTTACATACATACCGATAGGCTGTGCTATCGGCAAGATAATAGCAAGATGCAGGCATCTTGGCGATGTAATCGCATATCTTAGCCATTGTGGTAGGATATTCTACCATCCTCTTGGCCTTACGAAAGAGCAGATACATTTCTTGGTCTCTTTTAAGGTAAATTTCGGATATGGAATTTAGATGTTTCATACCAGCAAAATTAATTCATCAAGATGCAGAACTTATCACAAAGTAATGCGAAATTTTCCTTAATTTAGCACACAAATATTAAAAACGAATATTTATGGCAAAAGAAACTATTGATAATCAGAAAGTTAAGTCAAAGCGAGATTCTTTCAGAGAGCGTCTTGCTCAGCGTTATCCGGACTTGAATATGGACGATGATGAGGCTGTTTATGGTCAACTTTCGACCGATTACGACCAGTATGACCAGAATAAGCAGAAAATGGATGACTTCAACAAAATGTTGCAGGACAACCCTCATGCTCCAAGTCTGGTGACAGGTCTTGTGACCAAGAAAAATGCCGATGGCAGCGACTTCAATTTTATCGATTTCATGATTGATGAAATGGGGCAGGACTATATTGATGCAATCAGTGGGGACGAGAAGGCTAAGGCTCGTTTGAAGGCTAGTGAAAAAGAAAAACTTGAAGCCAGCGAGAAACTAGCAAAGGACAATGAGCAACTTGCTGCCAATATGGAGCAGGAAGATGCCGAACTTGACGCTGCTATTAAAGAAGCGAAATTGAAGCCTGAGGCGATTACCGATTTGATAGAATGGCTTTACAAGCGTAGCGATGATGGCGAGGATCACGATGATGATGGTTTCATATGGCGTGCAGCTCGGTATGGCTTGAAGAAGGAAGACTTCTTGCGCCTCTTTCAAATCAAGGACTTCGACAAGGCTGTGGCTGATGCCGAGGAGCGAGGTTACAAGCGTGGTAAGAACGAGAAGATTGACCAGCAGAAACAACTGCATGATGGCAAGCAGGGCGGCAAGAAGAACATCAACATCGATGGAGGCGGTGGCGCACCTTCACTTCCAAAGGAAAAGAGTCGCACAGAACAGGTGTACAGCAAGATGATTGGAATGTAGAATTAGAAATTTATAATTAATAATTTTAAATGTATAGATTATGAAACAGTTTAAGAAATGGTTTGGTTTCATGATGGCGGTGCTCGTCATGATTCTTAGTGGTGGAAGCTCTTATGCGATGGCAGAAAATCCTCCTGCTGTTCCAACTGGTGAAGGTGGTGGTGGACCGACTGGTCCTACAGATGGTCCTGGTGTTGGTGGTACTGGTCCTAAATGGGCAGCTGCTAGTCAGGAGCAGCAGGAAAAAATGGGAAATTGGGACTATTATTTAGCGCATGTTAACCCAACCGTGGTAGAAATGAAATTGGAGAGTTGCCCTATTGATCAGATACTTCGAGCTTCGAAACGAATGACTCCTGTTGACAGCAACCGCATCGAGTATTATTCCATCGGTCAGCGACCAATCAAAACCAAACTAACTGAGAAACTTGCTAAAACTACAAATGGTGGCTCAGTGACATTTAAGGTAGAAAATCCTACTGTGTTTGGTATTGGTGACATTATTATGGTTAACGACATGTTGGGTTTTGATGATAATGGTACCGACAGAAGCAAGATGATTCCTCTGCAGTTGCGAGTTACGTCTGTTGACAACGATGGTAATCCAACCTGTTATGCACTGAATGGAAAAAAGAATGTATCACGTGGTAACAGAGATATACCGGAGGATATTGCTGCAGGAACAGTAGTGATGCGACTTGGTAGAGCCGCTGGAGAAAAGGAGGTTGAAACAGGTAGTTACTATTCCATGCCTGACAAGAGCTTCCAGTATTGCCAGCGATTCATCATGCAGGTAGAGGAATCTCTTATTGACCGTATGATGAAGACCCAGGTTCAGTGGGACTTCACCAGACAGGAGAAAATGGCGATGGATGATATGCGTCAGGGCCAGGAGTTGAGTGGTCTCTTTGGCTATCGTTCTCAGTCGAATGGTGGAAAGGATGTCGGTATGGTATACACTATGGGCGGCATCTTCTGGGAAGCTGGAAAGGATTTGCAGATAGGTCACTGGGAGCCAAAGATGCAAAGGAACGATAAAGGCGATCTTGTTCCTGTAACAACGAAGGTAAAGGTTACAAACTCTGATGGTGCATCTGAGGTTGTGAAGCAGGTATACGAGTATGTAATCAGCGAGAAAGAATTGACTCAGTTTATTGCTGCTATGTTGAAGGGTGCAGGTAACTCCAGCCGTACCAAACTCCTCTTTGTTGACAACTTGATTTATCAGGCATTTGCTAACCTTCGTTCTAACAAGCGTATTATTACACAGACAGAAAAGGATTATCAGGGTTGGAAACTTGACTTCGAGAAGTTCGAGAGTATGGGTACTAAGATTCTGATTTATCGTCACGATGCTTTTAACTCCTGGGGTATGGATGGTAGAGCTTTCTGCCTGGATTCTCGTTATCTGGATAAGTATGTATTCGGCACATGGACCAGAAATGAGTTTAACGCTAAGGATCTCTTGATTCGTAACACTGCAGGTGTTGTGATGGAGGAGTATAGCTGCTGGGTACTGACCTTCCCTGATGCTCATGCGCGTGTAGCCCGACCAGTCTTCACTGGTGATGGCGTGACAGATGAGCAGATTCGGGAGGCAGCGTAATCATCGTATAGGAAACTGATAGTTTTCTACATATATCAATTTAGGGGATAGTTGAGGCTAATGCAGCCTCGCTATCCCTTCTCACCATAAACACAAATAGATATGTATAGATTTGTAGCTAAGAGCATGCTCATTTTTGTGGTGACTCTGCCGAGCGGACTGATCAAGAACATTGAGTTTGAGCGGTGTGGCAACGATGCCTATTCGTACATTACGGATAACAAGCAGGTGGCAGAATGCATCAGGAAACATCCTCTAACGAAGTCAGGCCGTATCATTGATGAGAGCCAGCCGGAAGAGGAGCAGGTCCAACAACAAAATGAAGAGCAGATGAAGGACGAGAATGCCCTTCATTTCGAGAATATCACCAAGGCAAAGAATTATCTCCAGAAGACTTATAAGGTAGATGTAAGAAAACTGAAATCACCTGAGAGTGTGAAGGAGAAGGCTAAAGAGTTGGGTGTGGTTATTGAGTTTTAGTTTATAATTTTTAGTTAATAGGTTTCTTGCTTATGGAAGCTCTTATGAGTGATCTTGTGAAGGAAATGCGCATAGCTATGGACGAAGTGATCCATGATGAGGTGAATGACATCATTACGGATGATTCGGACACGGAAATGAAGCAAGCCATTGAAACGGCAGCACAACAGATTCTGCTGCAAGCACCAGAAGCAATGTTAGCCCCTGTTATTGTGAAGGTATCTCTTGGTAATGAGCAGGATTATGATCCTATTATTACTCAGTTCACTGATGGGCATGGAGAGTTAACGATTCCAAGTGATTTTGTTCGCCTATATGCATTGAAACTTTTTAGTTGGCAATCTAGTGTGCGTGAACTTATGGATCCAACCAGCATGGAAGCTCAAATGCAAGCTAGCAGATGGACTAGGGGAACACCACAGAAGCCAAAAGCCATGTTAAGTGTGAACCAATATGGAAACCGTGTTATTGTATATTGGACTGCAGGACGCTATCTGAAGCCAATAAAAGGTACAAGTATAGATCAGGTTTATGACCATCGGATAGAACGTTTTTCATACATACCAATGGCTAGTATTGATAAAACAGATGATGGCGAGAAACTGGTAGCGGCTCTTCATCCATTAGCTAGGAAACATATTGTATACCGAGCTATTTCTGTTTTTTTAACATCGAAGAAGGAAGCAGACCTGGCAGAAAAATATATTAGTTTATCACAATTTTAAATTATAACATATGGGAAAAGGTGTATATGATACAAATTCTCCTCATTTCAAAGGTACATTCCTCACTATCTATGCAGTCAATCAAAAATATCCAGCAGGAGGCGTAGATGGTGATTGGTGCCTTATTAATGGATGGGCTCATTACTGGGATGCTGATCGTGGAACGTGGTGTGTAAACAGTCAACGAGATACATACTGGGATGAATTGTTTTCAGGAGTGAAGTTTAACACAGAGAACATCATGAAAAAGTATGAACATCTATTGTTTGATTTGTCAAAGAAAGCAAACACATCTGATGTGCAAGCCTCTTTAGAGGAGTTAAAAAAAGAAATTGGTGATAGAACGGTTGTTGAAGGTAATGTGACGAACTTACCTGATGAAGAAGATATTACATCTGGGATAAATGGAAGCGGTACAGATGTGCTATCATTAAAAGATCGTGTTTATAACCCTCTTTCTTTCTCAGGAAAAGGCTATAAAATCTTACGCAAGAATATAAAACTGGTATCACTGGCTGTAACAAAAATAATAGTAGGGAGTATTCCTACTGTAGATGGTGCAATTGTGTTTACCATAAATGGAGTTGAAGTAAGTGTTGATATGGTGACAGCAACCATGACATCAACCGATTTAGTTGCACAGAAAATTGCTGAAAAACTTACTGCGACAATGACAGAGTATGAAGTATCAGTAGATGCTTCACTCATAACTCTTACAAGAAAGTCTGGCGGCTCCGTAACTTCTTCTGCATTCTCTGCAAGCACTACTGGTGTTATGTGTACTATTACTGACAGTACCAAAAGAGAGTTCCGAAACATCCTAACACCAGCTATGATTAATCAGAGCAATACCATATATGAGATTAGGTATGATTTTGATTTAGATGGTATGACTATCGAAATGCAGGAAGGATGTACTCTTAAGTTCAATGGAGGAAAAGTACATAATGGTAAAATCGTATTTAACAAAACAAATTTATCAGGTGATATAAAATGCTATACTCATATAGATGGAACATTGACTGATAAATTAGGAACAATTAATGTTTCATGGTTTAACCCATATATTAATGTGTTAAATACAGATTGTTCGCATATAATTAATGAAATATTCTTATTAGCATATAATCATGTTAATGCAAACAAGCAAGAAACTCCTATGACCATTTATTTTCCTCATGGAAGATATTATCTAGCTAAAGAGCTGGTTATTCCTACTAAAGTTGGTGTAGCGAGAAAGTTTTATTTATATGGAGACAACGTAGGAACTACTACAGAGTTAATAGCAGTTGGTAAAAGAAGAAGGTTTGTCATTGGAAAATCTGGTGGAGTTTCATCTGACGCTAATGAGCTAAATATAACAATGAGAAATTTAAGAATCGACGCTAACAATTTATGTGATTATGCGTGTTATTTGCCATTAACATCATTATCATATTTTGATAATTGCATCTTTTCTTCTGCAAATTTAGCAAACGTATATATGACCTATTCTTTCTCTAATACGTTTATAAATTGTACTTTTGCTGGATTTGATGTCAGACATCCTTGTGGATATAACTTTTATGGAGGTTATCAATGGACTAACGCTTTAACGTTTATAGGATGTAGATTTGAAGGTTGTGCTTACGTTGGTATAAGTATTTATTGCGGATATAATGTTAAAATTACGGGTTGTACAATAGAAGGTCACGATGCTTGCGGAATATATGTCAACAATGTAGATGGATTGAGTATTGATGGTAATTATTTTGAAGATAATGGAATCTCAAAAAACAATTTTGTTTCTAGAGAACAGCAAGGATTTCATTTCAAAAAAGTATTATATAATAACGTCCAATATAATGATTATAATTTCGAATGTCATGCTGATATTGTATTAAATGATGCTATGCTTCCGTTTAATAATTATTCAGAACATTGTCAGAAATTCGATGTAAGTAACATTTATAATGGTACTGTTTATGATGATAAACTAAAAGAGTTGTTTAATAATGTTGCTTGTGTAAGTAGCAAATTAGACCAATTCGTGCAAGGAATACATCCATTTGAGCATACAAATGCTATTGAAAATACTAGAAGACCAATATTTATAACAAATAATTCTACTCAAAGAATATCTGGAAAATTATATGAGAATGATTGTTTTGTTTTTTCTACTAAAACGGAAGGTATCACGTTAATGAATAATACTTTGACAAGTATTGGACTAGATGGGGATATGGGATATGCCTATGATGATTTTGAATCAGAAGTATTGATAATAAGTTTACTTGAATCATCCTTTCCACATCAAGGAATAACCATGATTGGAAATATGAGTCAAAATAAGACTAAAAATACATTTAAACTTTTGTCAATTAAAAATTTTAACATACTTAGTTATTTTGTAAGTGATATATTTAATACATCTGCATTAGATGCAAAAGGTGATGCCTCTATTAAATTATATAACATATCGTCAAAAACTAATGTAAAGATAAATGACAATAGTTTTAAAATCGAATTGTCAAAAGGTAATGATTTTGAATTTAACATAAAGTCATTGTTAAATCCTGTTATCTCACATGGTGAATTGATAAGCGTAAGATTTAAATGCGAGCCATTAACAAGTACTCCTATAACGATAATTTATAAGGAAACAGAAAAAACTATAATTGCTAAAAAAGGAGTTATATATAATATGGCTATTGTTAGTACAAAAGATGATGTGGATAGTTTTAGTTTAACTTTTAAAGGAATTGCAAGCGAAGACAATCAGGTTTTAGTTACTTTATTAGAAATTAAAACGCAAACAACTGATTATTATATGCATACAGATTATTGTACACAAGACTTAGCAAACATCAACTCACATATTATTTTGGAGGATAATAAAGAAGTAAAAATTTATTTTGGAAAAGAAAAGAAGTCTCCGTTTGAGAGGCTTTATTATGACTCAACTAATAAGGAGTTAGGTAGGAAACAATACAATGGTACAGCTTTAACAGGGTATCTATCTTATGATGCTATAGGCAAGAAAGTTAGAGTTTTTGATAATGGATATAAAGATTGTTTTGGTAATGATATAAATGCCAAAAAAACTGGAAATTCGGCTTCAAGACCTGCAAATGTGAAATTTGGTTTCATCTACAAGAATACAGAAACTAACAAATGGGAAATATTCAACGGTTCTTCCTGGGAGAATTTGGATGGAACACAGATAACAGATGTATAAATAAAACAAATTGAACTCTAAGTCGCTGACTTTATAAATTAAAAATAAGACAATATGAAGAAGAAACAATTACATGAGGCACTGGCAGTGCTTCTTACCAAACTTTCATCGGCAAGGGACAATCCCTTGCTTATGGATAACTACGTGGTGAAAGCCTTGCGCACGGTTCTTTTGAATTTCAAGGAATCGGGCGAGCTTCACGAAGCATACAAGGAGCATATACAATCCACCATGGAGAGTGACAATCCTTGGATAGGTATGCTGATGAAATCGATTGGCGGTGATGCCTCTGTCAAAGAGAGCATGACCGATGAAGTCATCAAAGGGATGGTAAACTCTATGTTAGGAGAATAAGCTATGAAGGATTGGACTGGAAATGGAAAGAGTACGTTCGTAACCTTGGGAGCATCCAACCACACGGACAAGGAGCGTGAGAGCAATGACTTTTACGCTACCGATCCTATAGCTATCGACAAACTAGTGAAAGCTATACATCTTCCTCATAAGATTTGGGAGTGTGCTTGTGGTACTGGGTGTTTATCTGACAGATTGAAAGACTTTGAGCATGATGTTATCTCCACTGACCTTGTGGATAGAGGCTATGGGGGGGGCAAGCGATTTTTTGGTAACCACCGAACTTCCGAGCGATTGTACTTGCATCCTTACCAATCCGCCATACAAGTATGCCCTGGATTTCATCAAGCACAGTTTGGAACTCCTTCCTGATGAAGGTCTTTGTGTCATGTTCTTGAAGACTACTTTTCTAGAAGGACAAAAGAGGTATGATGAGCTATTTAGCAAGCATCCACCTCAGTACGTTCTTCAATTCTCCCGAAGAGTGCTTTGCGCCAAGAACGGAGAGTTTCAGAGGATGAAGGACGGAGGAGGCAGCGCTGTAAGCTATGCTTGGTTCGTTTGGAAGAAAGGTTATCATGGTGATACTGTCATCAAGTGGATATAATATAATAAGGTGTAACTCTTGATAGGGCTACACCTTATTTTATATATGATGAATTTGCGATTGTTGCTTATAGATTGTTACTTTATCAAAACTTAACTTTAAAATTTTGCTCAAAATGATTTGATTTGAGCAAAAAAATGTAATTTTGCCACAGATTTAATTTTATCAAGAACGTATGAACAATTAACTATAGACAAAAGGAGGTTTTTCAATGACACAAGAACAAGAAGCCGAAGTCCAACGGTTGATAAAGGATGTAGATGTTACTGAACTGATGGGAATGCTTATGAAGCATGGCAACAGATATTCCAGGAGGATCTTGAAGTTTTTCAGATGGTTCTGCAAGTATGTTCCAATTACGCTTATGTGTTTTCACGCATACGGAATTTGGGATTTTTCTCAGCATCCTCGTGAAATGTTTATTCCTTATGAAGAGAATTTTCCATGTTATATTTTCATTTATTTTATGGTCTATATTCTTCCGATGGTGACTATTCTTGCTAGTAGATTTTTCTTTTTGTGCTGGTGGTATAGAATACCTTTTTACTACTTTTTTGGTATCAATGCAGCTCACATTGTTGAATGGAACTGGTATACCACTAAATCTATGGTAGATTCTTGCTATACGGTGATGGCTATAACAGCTATGTTCTATCTGTATGCTTTTGCAGATATGATTATCAATAGAACGAAGATAGGAAGGAAAGTTTGCAAATAATAGAGAAATACGGAGATAATAAGAGAAAAACAGCGAATTATGAAGAAAGTACTGAATTATGATACCCTGGGATGGGCATTGAAATCATTGAGTGATGCATGCTTTAAGGCTGCAGAGCAGCAGAAGAATGGGGAGAAGATTACGGCTTGTGGGATGACCGATGATGATCTGGATAATCTTTGTGAGCAGATTCCTGACATGCTGAACCCTTATATGACTGCCGGGCAGGTAAAGAAGGAGGCTCATATCAGCGAATCTACTCTAAGAAGGGCCATTGCAGATGGGGAGCTGGAGAGTGTAGGGAACGCTGGGGATCATTCTCATTTCTTTAAGAAATGGGATGTTAGGGAGTTTATCAAGAAAAGACTGAAACGAAACAAGTAGAAAAGGAGAGAGGCGAGAGATTGCTTCTCTCTTTTTTATGCCCTAAAACATACAATTTTTGCCTTAAATTATATACAATTATATACAATATTCTTTCGAATATATATACGATGGTTTTGATATGGGTTTATGTCATGTTAAAACGTTGATAATCAGTTGATAAAAGAATTTTTGATAGAGTTATTAAAGAACTTGCCAGTTCCTCGTATCTTTGCACACGTAATCGGTTACATGTGTGAATAAACAAAATGTACAACTTTTATTTCTTGAGTAATTATGGCAGAAGAAGTAATTAAGACTACCTCTTGTTGCAACGATGCAATGATGGGTGGTTTGCTTGGAGCGATGGCTAATCGTGACAACAACAATCCTTTGGCAATGGCGGCTATGATGCGTAACCGTGACGATGCCGACATGTGGAACAATCCATTTGCCTACATGATGATGATGGGCGTGATGAAGTGGATGTATGGCGACAACTGGAACAACCGTGACAATGGCGCAGACGTGCAGCGTGCGGAGATTCAGGGTCAAATCGAGAGTTTGCGCAACCAGATGGCAGACAACCAGAATAGCAACTTGCTGATGGGTGCCATCCAGGGTAACGGCAACGACCTTAAGATGTTGGCAAGCAATCTGAACTGTGACTTCAACGCCTTGCAGAACTCTATCTGTGGCATTCAGGCAGGCATCCAGCAGCTTGGTGGTCAGGTAGGATTCTCGGCAGAGCGAGTAATCAGCGCGATTTCTCAGGGTGACTTGCAGATGACAATTGCGCTTAAGGATTGCTGCTGCCAGACTCAGCAGAACATCATCAAGATGGGGTACGACAACCAGCTTGGTCAGAAGGACATCGTTAACCAGATGCAGCAGGGCTTTAGCTATACCAACACTGGTATAGAAAGAGCAGCTTCGGACCTCGGTTTCCATATGCAGCAAGACAAGTGTGACATCATCCGTGCAGGTGAGAACAACACCCAGCGTATCATCGATACCTTGACAGGCCATTGGAGCCAGGAGCAAGCCAACGAGATTCAGGACTTGAAGTTTAAGAACTCTCAGTTGCAGCAGAACATCTACCTTGCCAATCTGATGAATGGCGGTTGCGGATGTGGCGCAGGTGTAGCAGGTGGCTATCAGTAAAAAAGTAAAGAATGAAACAGAAGCGTAGTGGTATGAACAAGATTTCTCCAGTGGGCTTGGCTACTACAGCATTGGTAGCCAACCAAGTTTCAGTCTTAGCTACTTACATTGAGAAGCTTTGCAGACCTTATTGCGTGAATGGCAATGTGCAGCCACAGGCAAGCATAACCTACAGTTATGAGCAGCCTATCCTGAATGGTACAACGGTGTTTGTGCCTATCGTGGCGACAATCTCCATCATTTCGCCTGTAATAGGCAACAAAAACATGATGAGAGCACAGCCGTTGATTTACACGGAAAGATGGGTAGCAGCCTTCCAAGGGCAGACAGCACTGCCAACGGCTGTAACTATCGCCAGTGTAGGCAGAACGCAAAAGGCTAACGATGTGGTATGCGGAAAGGCTAGAGGTCTGAGCATATTTGACAGTCTGACCGTAGCATTGACTACAGCTTAGTATCATTATAGAGGGAAATGGTGGATGGTGTGTAAGCCATCGTTTCCCTCGCATTATCCATTTAAAACGATACGATTATGATATTCAGAGAATTGAAGGCTGGATTTCCAATCTATCTATTTGATAGAGCCAGCAGAAAATTTAAACAAGGTAAGGTGACGACCAATCCATGCCCTGACTTTGAGAATGGCAAGCAGAACGTAATGGCTGCTATGCCAGGAATGCCTAATTATGGGGCAAGGAACGTGAAAGTAAACGTGCAAACTGAGGATGGCAAGCAGTCTATCTACTCGGTTGTAGATACTGAGCAAACAGCATACAGCGACACCCTTGTAATCTCTTGTAGTAAGGAGAGTATCATCAACGAGGTAAACGCATTGAAGAACCAAGCCAATGACATCATCAATAAGATGCCGGACTTCGAGCAGACCGTAAAGGACTGTGATCAACTTCTCTCAGAGTTGGACACATCATTTCGTGACCAGCAGAGAACAAATCAGCGACTTGACAACATGGAAAACAAGTTGGACGAGATTTTCAAATACGTCAAATCACAAAAACAAGAATGATATGAACTTAGTAGAACTTATCACAAAATATCAGAGTGACGCTACACCGGAGCAGATGGTGAAGGTAACCAAGATCATCGGCAAGTTTGTGGCTATGCACGCTAGGGAAGAAGACCTCCTGAAACTCTACAAGGAGATTTATGGGGTTGTGGGTAACGGTCACTTCAACGACTTCTTTGCTGAGGCTCAGATCAAGAAGATGGTGTTTGAGGATGACAAGGAGGTAGAGCATCGTGCTCCTTACTATACCATGGCCAAGACGCAGGAAATCTATGAGACGGTGAAGGACGAGATCCGGCCATATAACCAATGGGATTTTGCCGTGGTGCTGAACATGATCTACTCTGACAACTATAATCTGATGAAGAAATGGTTCCCGGAGGACAGCGAAGAGCAGTTGATGGACAAGATGGTGGACCTTGCCGTGAACTGGCTGAGGGATGATGATAACCCTTATGGCCATTGTAAGGCTTGGGGGTACTTCAATCACTAAATTATTTCCATAATGACCTAAGATATATAAAAGAAAACTATCAGAAGAAGAGAATGCAGGCGAAAAATGGGCTTGTGTTCTCTTTTTTCGTATGAAGTTGCGCAACTTATCACAGAGAACTGGGAATGATGGCTTATATTTGCATCGTTTCCATAACGGAGTGGGGACGGATAAATGAAAAAGAAAATGAATGATATTCGAGGTTACTTAATTGGGACGATATGGACTTTTCTGAGTCTGCTGGTTCCCATCAGGGATTTTATGATTGCCATGATGGTATTATTTGGGCTGAACCTGGTGTTTGGCATCGTGGCTGCAGTGTTTAACGGTGAAGAATGGAGCTGGAAGAAATTCGGTATGTTCTTCGTATGCTGTGCAGTGTTCTTCGTGACGGTGGCAGCATTGTTTATTATCGGTCATTTCTTGCATTCTGATACAGAGGCTCTGTTTTGCGTGAAGTGGGTGTGTATAGCTGCAACCTATTTGTTCACGACCAACATATTGAAGAACCTGAGACGGATGCTAGTGTCAGATACGCCCTTTTATAAACTTGTGGACTATGCTTATTATGCGCTGACACTTGGATTCGTAGAGAAATTCCCGATGTTTAAGAGATACCAAGAATATAAAAACAATAAAGAAAATGGAAATGAAGGAAATAACTAAGGAGCAGATACTGAAGATTATGCCGAATGCGAAAAAGAGGGTAGATAAATATTTGCCTTATTTCAACAAATTGGCTGAGAAGTATCATATCAATACAAAATTACGATGGGTACACTTCCTTGCCCAGATAGCGCATGAAAGCGGTGAACTTCTTTATACCCATGAACTAGGAAAGAACTCTTATTTCACGAAGTATGAGAAGGGATCACTTGGAAAGATGCTTGGCAACACGCATAAGGGCGATGGTGCCAAGTATAAGGGCAGAGGCTTCATCCAGTTGACCGGCCGAAGTAACTACTCAATATTCCAGGTCTACAGTATGCAGCCTGTGTTGGAGCATCCGGAGTTGCTGGAACAGCCGGAACTTTGCGTTGACGTATCGATGTGGTTCTGGGATGCGCATGGGCTGAACGAACTGGCTGATGCGGATGATGTGTTGAGAATTACGAAAAAGATAAATGGAGGCACAAATGGACTGGCGAGTAGAAAGAAGTATCTTGCCAGGGGTATGGTTGCCTTATAAATAGGATAGCTTATGAAATCGAAACATTTAATTATCTACCTGTTCGTTTGGATAGCGTATTTCTCAATGTTGTTTCTGACGAGTTGTAAGACGAAGACTGTGACGCAGGAACATTATATTACGGACCAAACAAAGACCAAAAGTTCGGATGCCTCCTGGCAGGAGCGATTTATCTCTGCTTTTGAGCAGATGGCAAATAGCAGGATCCAGGAGCACGAAACATCTGTCAAGGAAACTACCCATACAAAGGATAGTACTTCAACCACTGTAGACCAAAATGGAAAGCCTATCAAGACAGAGTCATGGCACTCTGTTGTGACCAACAGGAACACAAAAGAGGTGCTGAGGCTAAAGGATTCCATTAACATCATATCTAAGAAGGTAGATAAATATCAACATCTAATGGTTCAAAAAGATTCGCTGATTCGGTTAAAGCAAGACTCTATTAACATTATGAGGCGAGAACTAACCAAGAATGAGCAGCGACTTGTGACTATAGGGAAGGTAAGTCTTGGCGCGTTAATAGGTATTATCATGGTCATCACTATTCTTGTTTGGTTATGGCATCGTAAAAAAATGTGATCAAGTATGAAGACAATAACAATTAAAATCATCAAGAAGAGCGTAATGGGCGTGGTAGATGGACTATCTGCCACCATTGCGCAGCATAACCCAGAAGTGGACTTCCAAAGCGTATGGGCCAGTGATGCAGAAGAGGCTAAACTGGATATATACTATAGGGAGGCGATAACCGACTTAGAGAATTTTCTTGCGAGGTTTTCTTCTTCGACCACACAGAAGTTTGATTTGCAGGCTCTGGCTGATGATTTCTCTATCAATATAGTGACACTTGCTTCTTGGCCGACAAGGTTAAGTGGTGTGCTGAGCAATCAGATTCAGAACTATCTGGTTCATGCTATCCTTGCCGGATGGCTGAGCGACTTCCCAGATATGAACCATACGGACTATGCCAGTATGGGAGCGAGTGACCTTGATGCCATTAAGGAGATTTTGTTAAAGAAAGACTTTAGTTTTGCTGAGGCTGAAAGAAAAGCCGATGATACAACGAAAGAAGGCTCTTCTGCCAGTGATACATCAGTCAGAGCAGTGGACCTTAACGAAAAGGCTGGTTCTTCTCCTATGGCTTCGGCAAGAAGTGGGGATGAAATAGGTAAGCAGAAGAATGCGCAGGCAACTGCCGGGCGGTCTGTAGATGCTGAGGCTAAAAGTCAGAATGAACTGGATGCTGAGGCTCGAAATGTGGACGAAGTAGATAAGGATGGCCAGAGTGGGCCGAAAGGGTCTGAACGCAATCAGGACTTCGTTTCGCAGCATTTTCATCAGGATCGTGTAGACTGGAGCGGAGGCAGGCCAACTTATGAACTGAGGTAGATTTATTAATCATCTAAATATTTCGAAATATGGATAGTAAACTAATTACTTTGAACTTTAGCATGGAGCAGGTATGCAATGACATATTGGCTCGATGCTATGTGTTGAGCCAGGGACTGGTGGATGATGCGCAGAAGGACATCAGAGCCACTATTGAAAGCCCTGACAGTAAAGAGACTCGCAGTATTATTAATCGTGCAGTAACAGAAGCCATCGGCAATATCAAGGTGGCAGCTCAGCGTTATCTGACCTCAGGTAGAGTTGAGGATAACAACAATCTGGAGCGACTTGTGAAGGGTACGAAGAAGTATGTGTACACCGATAACAACAACGGCACATGGACTGAGGTTGTGACCACAAGCATCATCGGTCAGGAAGATGAGGAAGTGACTTCTACCGTAACCAAGGCTGGTAATGATCGGGAGGAAAGTATCTATGAGACTGTTACCTTGAAACTGGAGATTCCGAACTGGAACGTGGCTGTGACGGATGCGCTTAAGAGCAATATGCATCGGTATATGGTTGACTATACGATGAGTCAATTTTTGCAGGATCAGTATGCAGATAAGGCTGGACAGTATGGGGAGAGTGCTACAGCAGACTTCAATAATATGAAGAGCAACCTGTTAAGCCGGGATAACTATACTTTGAGACGGCCGAGCTTTACCTAATGAAACTTTTTTCCTTCTTTCGTTTTAGGTGTGTTTATGGAAAGAGCCTTCGCTTCGGGATAACTCCTGATTTGCGAAGGCTCTTGTTTTTTTGACATGGCTTAGAAAGCCATGGAACGGTTTTTTTTTGCTAGAACTTGCTAAAACGCCTGATGATTTCGAGGCGCGTATCAAAGTATTGATGCATTGATTTCATTTTCAGGTATAGGGCGATGCGGAAGAAACGATAGCTGTGAGTAGCCATGTAGCTGGACTTCATGCCGCCCAAGCGACCGATGTAATGCCAATTCTGATTATCATTGCTACCATATAACCACATGATTGGTATGCTGCCAGACGTGAGGGAATGGATATAGCCTGTAATGGAATCAGGTACGTTATCTTCATCGAACTTAAGTGTACGAGTAACTATGATACCATGATACTCTGTTGGACCTTCGTAATCGTAACCCTTATCAAGCACCATCACGCTGCCATCCCTATATTGTATGTAGGGGTGAGGGTAGGAATTGATAGCCGTAAGCACATTTTGTATAAGAAAAGTGCTCCAGGCATTATCCTTGATAGAATAGCAGAGAGCCACCGTATCAGCCGTAGAGGCTCTACTCGTCTGCGTAACATCCAGGCATAAGATGCGAGAGTTTTTGTAATCGTAGATAACCTGACAATGCTGGAAGAACTCTATTGGCGATGAAGTAAAATCTATGAGTTGACGCATCTGAGCCTTGATAGTCTTGACAGATTCGCTATCCCCTTCTGCATCAACGAAGAAGTTGAGAAACTTGCCTAGGCTACCGGAAATGTTGAAGCCGGGACCATCTAAGACATCGGACATGGAAACCACCTGTGACTCTGCTATGCGACTGAGGGAGCGGTTTGTGGCGAAAAGCACGGACTGATCGAGCTGTGTGATAGACTTCGGATTGCTACAAACCTCACGACTAATAGGGTGGATGCTGCTATAAGTGCCTTTGGAAGAGACTTCCATCGCCCAGATACCATCGGTAGAGAATGCCATTAATGGGTACTGACCGAACTGACCCTGTGAGAGCGCACGCGTGGTGGAGGCTATACCCTGTATAGTTCCGATACCTACGGTGTTGATGCCGTTAAGAGGGAAAAAGAAGGGATTGTCGGACTCGGATGTGTAAATTTTGGACGGCATATAAACGGCATTATCAACGGAGTAAGTAAATTCACTAACCTCATATTTACTGTAATCAGATGTAAAGAAACTGAGATGCATGGCTCCATTGAGTTCTGCACACTCGGTGAGAGGGAAGGAGTAGATATGCGAAGAATATTGTCCGCTGGTATTTTTTAAGGTACAGAAGAACACCATCTTTGTAGCGCGAGAGTCTGGATAGAATTTCATAGAGTTGAACAAGCCAGCTCTGTTTATGTTCTGTATAGATACGTTCTTTTCTACAATCTTCTGCCCCTCGGCAGTTTCTATGACTGTAACGATTTTGTTTATACTGAGTTGGTTTTCAGAACTATCGAGATTTACGAAGAAGCGGCAGCCCTCAGGGAACATAGAAAGTCCAAAACCATCAAAAAGAGTCTCGGATATTCCGTAGACATTAAGTCGGTGGTTGTAGACGTAAGCACCTTTGGCGGTTATAAGGTTGTGGCTTTTGTAGTCGTCCTTCATCTGCTGCTGTAGCGAAACGTTGGCTATTACTGATTTGTCAACAGGCAGGTTTGTGCTAACAGCCGGAAAGTTACTGATGCTTTCCAAATCGAGCGATGCGATCTTGAAGAAGGAAGATGTATTACGTATCTTCTGGCAATAGTTCTCATCTGTCAGTGATGGTATCTCAGCAAGAGACACGTTGTGAAACCCGCCTTTATAAATATATGCACCACTTGATGGCGCATACGAAATAATCCAGTCCTGATCAGGGCACACGTTTCGCATTGTATAGTCGACAGTCTTCAACACAAACTTATTAATACGCTGAGAGCTGTCTGTCTTGGTAATGGGCGGTGTGATATACACATCTATGGACCGAACAATGTTTTTCCATTTCTGCAACTCGCTAAAGACATCTCTCTGGCAAGCATACATTAAAGCGACATTACGAGGCTGATACATTAGGACGTTATTGCTTGCAGTAAAAGAATATTCCTTTCCGTAAGCATCTTTTCTGTTATACTTTAATGTGTCTGTATACAACTGAACCTTTGATGCGCTCACCACTCTTCCAAAGTCGTCGTACTTTACGTCGCTGGCATCAATAGCAGTATCATCATTTCGTGGTGTTTTCGTGCCAGCCCACGACACGACATTCATGTTATATACCCTGTAATTGTTTGGTATGAGTACGGGCATAAGAATGGGAGCAGAGTGCAGAATTGTGGATCCGTCATATAGACGATAACAATAACGTACCATAAAATTGGCATAGAAACGTCCGTTCTTTGCGATGAGGCTGTTTGTACGATTGATAAGTGCCCAAATGCTTTCGGTTAATTCAGCCTGTTTCTCCAGTTTAACGTCAGCAACGGCATCTCCAGGTTTATACGCTTTGCTTTCTACAATATTCAAGAGATTGCTTACATTCTCCGTTGATACCTGGAAAGCAACCGTAAATCCATCTGCCGAACCTGTAATATCGATTCCACCTGTTTCGTAATTTTCGGGTTGGTCTTCTTTACTGAGAGAAAAAAGAATCCTCATGAAAGGTGGCTTCTGTCCCAAGTATTCATATTTATCTTTGAGCCATACAGCATAGTGTATGCCATCGGTAGCCACGATGATGAGGGTGTTGCCGATGGAGTTGATAGAGATCACGGTGGATTCGTAGTCGAAGGACTTGATAGGTGTGGACGAGCCTAAGGTGCCATCCTGCATGAACCAATAAATGGAGGATGAGGCTATGGCTATGAGGTGGTGGTAACTGCCAGTTTCGTGTACATAAAGAATCTTAGCCACTACACCATTAATGGTGAGTGGCTGAGAGAGGGGTGTTCCTGTGACAATAGAAGGGCGCAATGCGCCATCGTGCAGCTCAAGATTGCCGCAGAGGGATAGCGCACCATTTTCTACTGCCATTTCATCAGGAGTTAGGCTGAGGCCTTTGTATCTAATTGATTGTTGCATATTTCTTAATGTTTAATATTTTATTATCGACAATGCTCGCTATCGGCCCTATTGACGATTGCTAAGGCTGGACAACTGATGCCATCTACATTGAGACTGATGGTTTCATTAGCCGTAACCAGTTCTATCTGCTTAGTACCAGTCGGGATATTCGGTATATAGCTAAGCAAGAAACTGACGGTAGAAACATTGCTGGCATGGAGCTGCCCCTTACGGCCAGATAGTTTGATGCATACATCTTTAGCTTCTAACTCCGGTGTGGACTTGATGACATACATCTGCTTACTTGGATTATAGAAACAAAAACAAATCTTATCACCCGGATGGAGATCCAGCAGTTTGCAAGGACTAGACCTTAGAGTGATACGCCCATTCAGATTAAGGGCAAGTCCTCGCTTCTGAACGCGAGGACGATTGAGAATAATGACATCATTTGTTAGCTTCATGATCTGTAGGTTTGTTGAGGAAGAAACGGAAATAATCGTTTTCGGCATCCTGGTTGCGCACTTTGACGTATTCTCTGGTAACATAGAAATGCTTCTTGCTAAGAGTAGGGTTGAGGTTGTAATCATTCAACATCATTGCTGGCTCTACTCTGCCATCGAAGGAAATCTCGTACCAATAGCGATGGAGAAAGAACCATGGACGAAGACGGACCTCCTGAATGGTGGTGTAATTACTCTTGTCTGCCCGGCACGGTACGATGCTCCAGCTACCATCCTGCCAATGCTCTGTGGTCACTTCTCCACCTGGTGCCATTTCATGTTTCTTGATGATGGACTTTTGTATTTTGACGAGAAGGCAAACATCAGCCGTGAAAACTTTAGCCATCTTGCCATGGCAGAGCATGACGAAGCGGCCTTTCTTATCAGGAAGTAGGCTACGCTGTTTGCCCGGCTTATTGATGACACAGACGGTGGAGAGGAACTTATGTTGAGCCATGGAGAGAAAATCTGGCAGTTTCGCCTTTTCGTGCATGCGGTCGATGACCTTCTGAACCTTTTTGAAGTTTTTCTCAGCCTGAGTCTCATGAATAGTGACAGGAGATTGAGGTAACTGACCATTTCCCTTTTGCTCACGAATCTTCTTAACGTTTTCACGAACCTGCTTCTTAGAAGGTATTTCCAGAAGATGCCCCGTTTTTTTATCAAGTCTGTATCTTGTTTTTTGATTATCCATAATTAGTAGTCTTTAAATGTTGCCAGAGTTGAGGCAAATGATTTCGAAATAATGATTCTCGCAGATGTCGTTGCCGTTGGCCATACGATGATTGAAGGAGCAAGGGATATGCTTGTTGTACAGATCACACTGGAAGCAATGTTCAGGCACTTCTTCCTGTTCTTTGCTGTCATCAGTTGCAGGCATCTTACTTGGTACTGCCCTGACAACACGGCCAAAGTGGTCATAAAGTTGACCGGGAACGATACAGGTTGCCTCACGGAGGGATGGGAGATTGTAACCCATCTTACGGATAAACCAGAGGCGTAGGTAAATGATTAAACGTTTCAACTTCTTCATATATGATTGATGTTATATATTAATAATGTGGGTAAAGGTACGAGAAAAATGAGGATAAAAAGTGATAACTTGCGCAACTTAGCTTGTTGAGAACCAACTTGCGCAAGAATTGTCAGAGATTACTCGGTTTTACCGTCCTTCTCTTTCTGCTTGTTATCAGTGGAAGGCTCATGCTCGAAGACATCAAAAATCTTTGTCTCGCTGAGGCTCTTCATCTCATAGTCGATCATTGTTTTGCCCATAACCTCGTCTACATAACGCTTGGCACGCTCGATGCTCTTGGCTTGGATGAGGTAGTTGACATAGGTACGCTTCTCCTTATCCTTCTTTTCATCAATGGTGAAGAAAGCTAAACGAGCCTTGAACCAAAGATCATCGTCATCAATATCAGAGAAGAAAATCTCGTTGTAGTTGGCTGGGTTGATGTTGGCAATCTTAAGTTCACCAGATACATAGACTGTCATGTTATCGATGATGCTTGCTTCTGCCTCGGTGAAGGAGAGGGCATCAACAACATACAGCTCGTTTACCAATTTCTCGCTTCCATCCTCCTGAGTCTTTTCATAGCGCACCTTGCACTCGAACCATGTGCTTGTACGAGAGCGGAGGGAAGAACCATTACCTGTACCAATGAAGGACACCTTTGTCTGGTTCTGAGGCTTGTTTTCTGTCTTGTTCATAATCTTAAGAATTTAAATTGTTATTAATAATTTTGTCTAACTCTTCCTGAGGTAGCTGTTTTCCGTCTTTGCCAAGATATTCCTTGCAGAGGTAATACATGGTGCCAGGATGGTCGGGATGGCGGTAGTGGTCATTTAACTCTATATTGGCAAGCTGCTCATCCGAGGAATTAAAGATAGAACGAGCCTGATGTGCTCTTGGCATACGTTCCATGACGTGGTACTGGATGATGTAGCCATCTTTCTTTATCTGCTCGTCTTTGAGACGTATGAGCATCTTATCTATCTTGGCTTCTTTCTCCTTGATGGTCTTGAAGAGGGAGTTGACCAGCTCCTTGTCGGGCTGTAGCTTCTTCTTCTCTTGGAAATATTGGATGGTTGAGGCTCTAAGTTCTGCTACCAGAAGGAAGAATGTGCCGTTGTCGTTCTGAGGGACATCATTTCCGTCTGCCTTCATGATGATGCCATCGACACGCTTTTCAAGTTCGATGGACTGGCGCAGCATCTTCTTATCGCGGTGTGCCCAATATTCCTTTTCCATTGTTCGCATAGCTGAAACCAGCTTGCGAAAGGATAATACTGATTCTTCACTCATATTTTATTTGATACCTAAAGTTTGTTTGACTTTTCTGATGCGTTCCTGCTCCTTGGGGAGGAGGTTGCCTTTTTCGTCTATTCGGCAGAGGAGTCTGAGATTTGGTTTAATGGTAATCCACTTATGGAGACCATCGTGCTCACGCTTTATCTGTCGAAGTTGGGCTTCTTGCAGTCTTTCGTGCAAATGCTGCTCATGACGAAGTTTATTGATTTCGTTCTGTATTCTGTCCATTGGCTAATTTTCTGCTGCAGGGATTAAATCGTATAATGAATCCCATTGTTCTTTTCCTACATATTCAAGTGCTTTTTCTACATCTTCAACACGAATAAAATCAAAGTCCATTTTGTTTGGCATATTGCTAATAAATGTATAGTCTTTAGCACATGATTGCATGTATTCCTTAAAATGCTTCTTCTCTTCCTTAGAGAGGTATGAAGGACGATTGACAAGTTGCTGTTCGAAGTGATTAAATGATACCACAAATTTATCCTCAATTCTTTTTTCGATAGAAGTGAATGAGCGAATTGCTTCATCTATTTTCTTTAAAGACTTATCTTGTTCCAAATTGAAATCTGCAAGTTCCACCTTGATCATTGATAGAGCTTCTTCCGTATCTTTCAAACGAGATATTTTGGTGTCGACGGCATCGGAAGCAGAAGCTAATACCTTTAGAGATTTCTCTAGATTGGCATCATTTTTCTTGATAGCCTCTCGGTATGAGATAAGTTCATCACGCTGATCTGCGATAATTCGCATCATACGCTTGTTTCTGTCATCGAAGCGAACCTTGAAGTTCTTGTCTCTTAGCGTGCAAGAGACGATGCCAAGCGTGATAACAAAGACCACGCTGAGGCAAATAATTAATGTTATTGATACATACATAATTTATAATGTTTAAAGTTCTATTACTTCTGCTTTGTCGGCAGGAATGTCGTAGTAAGGGATGGAATATCCTTTGTCCTTCATTTCGTCTGGGAGATAGCAGCGGTAGTATACTCCGTAGAAGTTTTGCCATTTCTCCTTGACTGTGAGTATCGTTCCAGCCGGAAGCTCAGGCTTCGGCTTAAATGAAGAACGAGGATAACATCCTGTCTCATGCTCATCAGCTGCGCAACAAGAAGAGGATTTCCATAAATGAATTTTCATTTTTACTTCTTTTCTTTACTCATTTTTATTGCTTTTCTTGCCAGTTTTCCTAAAGTCGAAGAACTAGCTTCAGGAAAGCGTTCTTTGAACTTTGCTCTTACTGCATAGAATAATTCGCTTTTTCTTTTTGCTTCTCTGTATTTGTCTTGTATAGAAGACAGTTGGCTGATAGCCTCTCCAGCTTCAATGGTAAAGCTATCATCAGAGCATGCTTCAACCTCTGTTGTAATTTGAGACCAAGCAAAACTTATAGCATCGTATTCTGATTCTGTTAAGTATATATTCATTGCTCTAATTCTTGTTTAATAATTCTCAACTGTGATAAGACATGCTCTGCATTGATAAACTTGGAGTCTGAAATATTTAATGCGGATTCTATCTCAAGGATGAGCATGTCAACTCTTAATTTGACTTTTAACTCTTTCTGTTTCATACGCTATTTCTTTTTATCTAACAAGATTTATAATTTTATGTCTTGCTCTTGCTTTGTCATAACTTTGCAGCCAAGATGCTTATTAAAATACTTTAAGTCCTTTCCGTTAATTTCTCTATCTGCAACAAATCGGTTATGCTGCAAAATACGAGACGATGCTATAGTTCGGGAACATGCGATCTGCCTAGCAGATAGGCTTTGATGGTATTCTTCCAATGTTTTGTCTATCTCATAACCAACAAAGTTTCTACCACTGTCTAATGCGGCTTGCATTGTCGTTCCAAGACCAAGGAATGGGTCGAGCACCGTGTCTCCCTTGCACGAATACATGTTGATAAGACGGTAAGGTATTTCGTAAGGGAAGGCTGCGCTTCTTGTTCGAGATTTTCCGTCAGCCATCTTCTGCTTTACACCCTTCACATTCCAGGTGTCAGAGAACCACGTATTTCTCTCTTCCCAGAAGAATGCGCTTTGTCTTCGAATTTTCTTCTCCTCCTCGGTCTTAAACTTTCGCCTTTTGCCCTTTCTGAATATTAGTATATATTCGTGTTCGAGTGTGACATAAGCACCACAGGGAAGCATACCACTTCCCATAAACTTATTTGGGGCATTTGTTTGCTTCCTCCAAATGACGCATGGAAGTTCCGTAAAACCAAGACCTCTGCAATATAGCGATATTTTCGCATGGTTATTGAACAGTTGGAAGTTTCCATTGATAGTTCTTGTAGCATCTCCTATATTGATACAAAGGAAACCTCCTTCTGAAAGAACCCTGTAACATTCCCTCCATATATTGTTGAGTATTCCATGCATTAAATCGAAAGATACGGATGGATTATCTGCAAGGTTGTACGCAATGGCTTTATTTTGCATTGCAAATATATCGTCCCACATTTCTACCATCGGATATGGAGGCGATGTTACTACAATATTGATGCTTTCATCTGCCAACTCTCCCATATTGCATGCCGACTTATAATAGATATTTCTTTTCATACGCTACACCTCCATTTCTGAATTAAGCCCTAAACCAAAGAGAAGATGTTGTAACTGATGAATATGTTGAAATTCTAATAGCCTTACAAATCCTATATAAGCAGCGTAATGAATATCGTCTAAGAGTCTGAAAATTTTAACATTATCTTCTTTTACGTAAATCGATGTAGATTCTAATGAAACCTTCCATCCGTTCTTCTCTAGTATGGAAGGAGTAAGAGGGATAGGAACAATATCCTTAATCCATGCACCACAGTCACCAAATAGGAAACCTTCATCATGAAAGGTCTTTCCTTTTATGTTGGAAAGAGTAACGGAACCTCTCAGTATAGTGAATTCATTTCCATCTTTCACTATTTTCTCAGCATTACTTTCTGTGACTTGGTAAACGATTCCCTTTTTGGTTCCGATAGGAATGCCGTTTGTCATAACCAGATCACCTGGTATATAAATTGTCTTTTCCATTTCCTTAATTTCTTACTTTGTTATATTGACCGTTCTTTTTGATGGACCAGCGATAGAATCGCATGGAATGGTGGTTTTTACCCCATTCTTCTTGTTTTCAAAATAATCAAACGTTTATTGCGTTTAACTATATCTTCTAACTTTTTCATATCAGATAAATACTTATCCACAGTCTTCGTTGTCCTTTTCATTAGCTACTTATTCACTTTGACTAATTTTTTGAGATTGTTGAAAGCCTCATAGTCTTCCTTGCTGATTTCTATGCAGTTGTCGAACTGGATAGTTGCAGGATCAGCTATCTCTGAATATCCTTCAGAGATCACATTAATAGCCTCCATAAGAGGGAACAATGCTGAGCCATCACCTTTCATAAAGGTAAAGTCAACCTTACGCCATGAGTTGGCTATGTCTTTGCGCATGAATGATACGACTACGTAAAAATATCTTTTCTTCATATTACTTCTTGTTTTTAATGATTTTGTTTAATACTTGCTTGTTGTGCTCAGTATCATCGTTACTCAGATGATAAGATGTTATATTCTCAACGATGCCTAAATCAACTGACAGCATGTAGTCGCGAACTACCTTGATAAAGTCTTCCAGAGAGCGACAGAGAGCGTATTTATATCCAGCACACTGCCAGTAACCCTGAAAACGTTTCTGATGAGCTGTCTGATTGTTTGTCTTTCCATACTTCAATTCAATGCCCAAGCCGTAGAATATTTCTGTACCCCTGTTGAGAGCTCCGTTTTTGCCATTCTTGTATGAAGGGAGAGCCAGGATGAGATCTGGAACGCCCGGCACAACTCCTGATGCAGCGTTGATGGCTATCTTCTTGCCACTGGTAGCACCATCAGCCTCATTCTTGGGATGGAAGAGGAGAGAGGCATAAGCCGGGTACTGGAGACGGAACCAGCGTACACAAGCTATCTGTAGCTGCCCTTCATGTTGCACCTTCTTCTGTTTGTTAGCAGATTTCTTGGTGTATTCAGGATAATTGCCGTTAAGGCGGTCGATTAATTCTTGTCTGTCCATAATCGTATGAATTAAATTGTTTGTTACTTGTGTTTCTTAGTCGCTGAGGAGAGACTGGAGATAATTCTGAGTCTGATCATCCAAGTCGGCCAGTGACTGTTCTTCTTCTGCCATCGATGGATTCCAGACGATGCCCAGTTTGGCTAGAGTGCCATTCTTGTAGGCATCTTTCACCATCTGTGCCATGGAACCATTCGGGTTCTTCTTGGAGGCTTCTATCCAGCCGAGATACTTCTGCCGTAGGGCTTCGGTCTGTTCTTTCTCCTCAGCCTTTTTGCGCTCTTCTTTCATTCTGAGGCGAGCTTCTATTTCCTCGTTGGTCTCCTCGCGTTGAGGCTGTGGAGGAGAAGGTGGTGGAGAACTTGAATGCTGAGGCTTCTTCCCGGGTGAGGCTACAACTGTAGGATTGTCGAAGGTTCCTTCCATCAGAGCCTCGTAGTTTTTGGGATTGAAGAGCCAGTTGAAGGAGATATAGCATCCACCATCCTTGCGCCCTGAGAGAAGATCGGAGTTGAGAGCCTTGCGAAGCATCGGTTCTATATCCTCGAAGGAATAGTCTGAGATAAACTTTGCCACCATCTTCTTGCGGTCGGGAGTCATCTTTGAGATTGGCTTGACCTGCGTGCCCAGAAAGAGGCGATTGAAGAGTCTTAGCACTTCCGAGAACTGAACTTCCGGATCCGACGACTTTTTTTCTTTTTCTTTTTTTTTTGTGTGTGTGGGGGCTTTCTCCTTTCTTTGTTTGTTTTCTTTTATAGGGGGTTCGGGGGAAATGTTTTCTTTTATTTGTTTCTTTCCTCTTACTTCTGTGCCCTTACCCTTGCCCTTGTCTGTGCCCTCAACTTCGGCAAAATCTTCGGAATCACCTTTATTTAAAGGGGTTTCGGGATTGTTAATCTGTGCCCTATACTGTGTCTTTTGGTGTGCCCCTTGTTTAGGGTGTGCCCTTAATCGTGCCCTATCTTTGCCCTTAATCGTGCCCCTATCTGTGCCCTTGTTTTCTTGAAGATACGCTGCACAATCTTGTGTATCAGTAACTTGTGAAGTTAAAATCTGTGCCCCTGATTGTGCCCCTATCTGTGCCCTAAAGAGTGCCCCATTCTGTGCCCCAAGTGGGTTTTGATAGGGTAGTATGCAGTGGGAGAGGAGATGCGAACTGTTAATATACACTATTGTTGAGGCTTTAGGGGAGCTGCATTTTGTGATGATTCGCTCCTGTATGAGAACATCGATGGCACAGCGGATAGACTTGACCGAGGTATGGAGCCGATCAGCGAGCAGACGTAAGGAGAGCGTAGCAGCGGAAGCCTCATTGTGGGTGGCAGACAGGAGCACGTAGATGAGCACCTGTACCACCACCGGACGATGAAAGTAACGCCACTGCAGCAGCTCTGGAGTAAGAATGTAGCCATCTGTTTTCATTTACTGTTGCTTTTATTTGGAATATAGAATTTACTATCTTATTTCTTTTCTTCTGCCTCAATAGCCCGGAATATCTTGTAGGCCACCTGAGGGACCCATGCATTGCCGTAGGCCTTTATGGATTCTTGTCGCCACTTGGGGAAAGAAATGGTAAGGCTGTCCACATCAAAGGGAATCCCATCATTTCTTCTACATACAGGGGATTGAGTTGGAAAGTCTTTCCAGAAGTCTTCTTTTTGGGAGATGGAGAAGGTATCATTCCACTGATTGCCAATGCCGTAAGACTTTTTCCCATCTGAGAATTTGGGTTGAAGGTCTTTGTGAACTTTGTTGCTTCTGTGGCGCAAGGAGTCGGCAAGAGTCCTTGTATTGCGGCAAGAGCCAAGGTTGGACGTTCTGCAGCACCTGGAGAAGGACTTTTGTTTATTCTTCCACTTCCTTTGTCTATTGCTGTTGGCGTAGGAAGGAGATTTAGAGGCATGAACTCTGTTTTTCCTTTCATATTGCAGTGTTTCAGCCCCTGTGTCTGTACGGTGGGCAACAATCCTGATGCGTTCTCTTTTGTGTGGTGCTCCGACACTGCAAGCTGGAATATTAAGCGGTTGGACGGAATATCCTGCTGCTTCAAGTTCCTGGCAGATTTTTTCGAGTGTGAACCTGCTTTCCTCTCTGTATATGTAATTCTCTTCGAAGATATGGTCTGTGCGTCCCACTTTAATCTCTTGGCCGGGCTCCACCATCGTTCGGATTCCAGCAACGTTTTCACCAACGATCCAAGTGGGCTTAATCTCCTGAATCGCTCGTAGCATCTGTGGCCAGAGATAGCGGTTATCGTCTTCTCCCTTTCTTCTTCCGGCAACGCTAAAAGGCTGGCATGGGAATCCTCCGGTGAGAACATCGACTTTTCCCTGCCACTGATGGAAGTCTGTTTTGGTAATGTCTTCATAACTTTCTGAATTTGGGAACCAGTATTGGAGCACCTTGCGAGGGAACTCTTGTATCTCGCAATGGAAGAGGTTCTGCCATCCCATCATGGATGCCGCGACCTCAGCACCACCGATTCCGCTGAATAAACTAGCGTGATTCATATTGCTTACTTTTCATAAGATAGCTGCTCTTTGGCACGTTTAATATACTCAATAGCTTTATTTTTGCTCATTTCTTTTCTCCTCCATTTCTTTTTTCCTTTTGTTTATTGCCTCTTGTTGCTCTTGCTGCAACCTTTTTAGATTGTCCATTCTGTTACGTAAACTCTCTCGACTCTTTTTGATTTCGTGTTTTACGTAAAAAAACGAGAAAACGATTCTGAAAGCCATCCATACAAGATATAGCAAAATTGGTGAAATAACCAATAGCCATGACCAGTGAATAGCACCACATAACTTCAAAACAATAAACGCAACTTGAATTAAAGTTGCAAATAATTTAAAATCTTTCATATTCTCTTCTTTTTATACTCCCTGTTTCCAAGGATGATGGTTAGTTACTAAAGTTCATCAAACTCTTTCTGAATGCTATCTAAAGCATTTTTTATAGCTTTTTTTATAATATTAGCTTCATCTGGTGCATACTTTACTATGTTCAAAAGGGCATTCCCCAATCTGCTACCTTCAATACTACTCATACCATTTTCATCATTACAATATCTATTGATAGTCGTTTGGTAATTTTCGATAAAACTGTTTAATTCGTTTGCTCTATCTAATTTTTGTTTATCCATATTGTTAACTGTTTATTAGTTAATCTATTTTTCATTCACATGGCAGTTTCTCCTGATGCTGCACGTATCTTTTGTGCTTAAGGCAATACTTTCCATTGATGCAGTTACGCCCATCATGGCAGAGTAGGCACTTGCGAGCTGCATAGGTGCTCTTACTTCTGGAATCGCTCATAATAGTAAGTTACTATCTGATGCTCGGTAGGCTGAAAGCCATAACGAATGGTAAGAGTATCTACTATCTCATCATAGGTACTCTGAGGCATCTGTAAAATGAGGTTCTCATCATGAATGCCCTGAGAGAGTTTACTGAGGTAGAGCCATCCAAAGACTAGCCAGATGGCAATGCAGAAGATGATCTTAATTGTTTTCATAACTTTATCTTTTTATATTGTTTATATTAGCGGTAGGTAAAGGGATTCATCTTATTTGGGACACAGATAGTCTTGAACTTGGCAGGCACATGCATCCAGCTCTGATACTTTGTATTCGTGGCGAGTAATCTTGCCGTTTCTGCCTCTTGCGAAGTCTTTCACCTTTCCTTCACGTTTCCATCGCTCTACGTTTTTTCTTCCGTAGATGTCGTATGCCTTTGCTTGTGTGAGGAACGGACGTTTACCCACAGCCTTGCAGACTTCTTCTTTCACAACGTTGCGTATGGCTGACAGGAATGTATCAAAGGATAGCATCTTATCTGCAAACTGGATTTGTACTACTTCGTTCATGACTATTGTTTTTATCTAATTCTTGTAACTGTGATGATCTCTTTCTCCCGGTTGATTTTGGTTTTGAACTTACGACAGTAAATTACACCTAATTCCGAGCAGGTTGTCTTGATCGTTCTCATTCTCTGGATGGGGAAACTGATTGATTTACCCAACTCCAGTTCTCTGATCTGAGGTCTGAGTGGTACTTTTTCTTCTGACATATTGCTTGATTTTAATTATTATTTTACTAGTTTGAAATCGTAAACGAAAACGAGAGGATTGCTGTCCCAATGGAGGTGGAGTTTACTGATAAGCATCTTGTATGCTTCGATAGGGGTTCTGTACCACCATTTCTTACGGTTGCTATCGTTAGTGGCATCGTATGAATAGCTATCATGATACCAAACCATGTGACAACAGTAGATTCCTTCCTTCATGCAGTCATCGGTACTGATGTCCTGTAGTCGTTCACACCGAATGTTGGTTATCTTGATTTGATGAGGCATCAAATTAGACTTCACAAACATCTTGTTTGACCATCCTATGGGAACTGCCCTTATGAATATATCATTGGCAAACGGAATGTCGTTGTATCTTTGTGCGACTGCTACGACTTCACCTATTTTGTAAGTGGACTTTGCCATAATCTCATTTCCATCATTGATGGCGAGTTTGCCTTTATCTTTACCTTCCATGATAAAACCGCAGCTACGGATATGCTTGAAAGGCTTTTCATAAGCGATTCTTCTGGTCTGAGTCTTGCGGCCATCTAAAACTGCTTCGGTGAGACCGTACTGGTCATTGAACATTATCTTTTTCATACGCTTTGTTTCGTTTGTTGTTTCAAAACATTATTCTGAATGGTTTTCCTTTCAAAGACGGCCTCTTATCGAGAACAAACTTTAATAACTCCTTGTCTCTTATCACGAATAATGGACAATACATGTATTTCAGTGTGCATACAAATCTGTTATTGAGCATAATATCGAGGAATAGAGCTTTATTCTTTTTCATTTTTCTTCTATCTGGATATTAAAATATTTTTCGATGAACAGTTTGCAGTCTATATCCTGTTTGAAAAAGCCTCCATGCTTGGCTAGCAGAAACTCTTCGTAAGAATGGAAGAATATGTCTGATACGAACAAGTCATAGATGGAATCAAACGTTTTGTGGCTTGCTGTATGTGGCTTTTCGTTCCACCAGCGTAATCCTGCTCTTAGCCATGCTTTTACTAGTTTGGGGTGTTTCTGAAAGTCTGATAGGCCGTTATCTGATTTCAGAGGGCATCCCATACATCCAAGCCTTTTCTTGATATTCAGCGTTCCGTCTTCGTTGTAGTATAGAGGATGAAGTTTTATCTCTCTTAGCTTAACAAATTCTTCTACGTCTTTATCTGTCCAGTCGAGTATCGGGAGGATGACTTCAACATGATTCTTTTTGCTTCCATAGAAACGGCAGATGCTAGGCTCTTTGTAGTTAGCTGCACGCTTTGTAGATTCTGACCGTTTGATGCCTTGTATGGCTGTGTCTAGAATCTTGTATTCTTTCAGGACATCACAGCAAAAGCGTGCTCTACGAGTCGGGAAGCCTTTTTGCTGGATAAGGTGAAAGAATGTTTCCTTAGCCCTAACTATTTCCACGCCATTTCTTAGGCAATGCTTTATTGTGCCTGGAGGGTCGATGGTCGTGTTTTTGTAGATAGCTCGAAATCTTATTCCTGCCATCTTTGCTAATTCTAAAATGACATCGCTATCTTTGCCACCTGAATAACAAAGTTCTACGGTTTTGCCTCGGCACATAGTTTGTAGCAGTGTTATAGAATCCTTTATCTTTTTGGATAAAGCACTGCTTGCAATATTTATTTTTATCTTTTTCATTTTGTGCCTCCTTTCTCTATGGTAGGAACTAAGTCCTTGATGTAAGCCCAGTAAGCGAAGCGGAAATCTTTGCGGATGATTCCGTTCCATTTCATCTTATCGATTATGTTGAAAGCATCAAAAAACATATGTGTGATTGATTGTTCCAAGTTGATGAGTACTGGATGAGTGAAGTTTTTGGAAACACCGATGATAAAGGTGTGCAGATCTTCTGGAACTTCCTTTGCTTTATGCCATGATTGGCTGAGGCTGATGTATTCCACCTCATTTTCATAACACCAAGGGTACAAATCTTTCGGAACCTTATTTTTGTGTCCAATCCAATATTCTTTATATGAAACATTTCCTACAGCCACTAAGCCTGAGTCATGTATCAAAGAATTTGTTCGAACCCATAACCTTTTAGGCGCATCAGGAACTTTTTTATCTTCATTCTTCATTATTCTTCAAATTTATTTGGTACTTATGTATTTATTTACTAACTTTGCAGCCGAAACTTTTGAAGTAATGGCTTTGTTTGGGTGAACCGCTATCACCATAAACACGTAAAAGCTAGAATTTAAGCCCCTTCTGCAACAAGGGGCTTTTTTGTCGTATCGCAACGAACAGATAGCGGATGTGCGATATTCCATCGACCGAATGGTCGAGAACCTCAAACATTGTTTATTATGGATAAGGTTTCAAAAGTAAACAAGAAGAGAGTGATATTCCGTCACTTTGCAAGGAAGAAAGACGGTTCTATTATTCGTCCACGTGTTGCCAAGTGCTTGGTGATACCAGTGAACGATTAGTTCTCTTCTAGTTTCAGGGAAGGGTTGCAGCCTTCCCTTTTTTCTCTTCTATCCATCCTCTGCTTTTGCCGATTCCGGAAATATTTTATCTTCATTCTTCATTATTCTTCAAATTTATTTGGTACTTATGTATTTATTTACTAACTTTATGGTGCAAAGATAATCATTTTAGCTTGAAAATAATCAGGAATGATTATTTATTTAAGAAAAAATAAGCTATATTGATTGATATTAATAATTTAAAGTGATTGATATTATGAATAAAACTATTAATGTTGGTCTAGCTATTGAGCAAAGAATCAATGAGTTAGGTATTACTAAGTCTGAGTTTGGGCGTAGAATCGGCATTCCTAATCAAAATGTCAATCGTGTTCTATCTAAATCTTCAATCGATTCTGATAAGTTGGTTGAGATATGCAATGCTCTTAATTATGATTTCTTTAAGTTGTTTTCTTCATCTGTAGAAGAAAACAAAACATCATTGCTGAATATATTAAAGGTAAAAGCTATTTTAAAAGAAAAAGGCATAGGGGAAATTAAACTTGCTTCTATGCTTAATATCTCTCGTTCAGAGGTAGAGGCAATTATGGAAGGAAATGATTTGTCCCTGGGTATGGTGGAGAAAATAGCTGAGGCTTTAGATGTGAAACCGTCAGAGCTTATCAATGGTACTTCTTCCAATGTTGGGTCAGAGGCTATGAGCCAATCTGATATGGAGAAAGAACTAATTGAGCTGAGGGCAGAAAATAAACTACTCAGAGAACTTCAAGGTCTTCCAGCAAGAAGAATGGCAAATGTTGGATAATTAAAATGTAGAGATATGGATTTGTTATTGTTGTCTAATGGAAATGTGCAGTTTAAAGATTTCGCTATAGGCATGTCAGCTGATGCAGTAATTGAAATCTTAACTTTCAAAGAGTTGGACTATTCTAGGCACAGTAATGACCAGAAATCAGGATATAATTTGATAGTTCCTAATTATGTACAATTAAGAAATCGTTCAACTCGTTATGATTTGATTTTGTCAATAAATAACACCGAACGTTTAATAGGCTTTGACTTCTCTAAATCAAATTGCTCGAATTTTATCGGTAAGTTTGCTTATAAAGAACTTAATATGTATTTGGATGAGTTCTTAAATGGTGCAATAGGGGGATTCTGGGACAAGCATGCGGTTGGTAATGATGAGGGATTTGTTAATCGTAGCTTTGACAATGGCGTTACCTCTATTTGGATTTATTATAACAAGTTTGAAACTGGTGTAGATGTGTCTTTAGCATTTTGGACTGATGTGGAAGAAATAAATACTGTTTTGGATGCCAAAAAGATAGTTTTCCAATTACTTTCTAGCAGTCATCCCAAACAAGAAGTTACTTCTAAGCAGCCTAGGTTTGTTCGTAAAGTCTTAGTTGCGTTCATTTTCGTGCTGGTGGCTTTAGTGTCTTTTGTTTTTACTTACAGTGCTGGCTATACAAATGCAAAGTGGGAGGTCTCTCATTCGATAAGAGCTGTTGATGAAGGCGACTATTATATATCAGATAGTCCTGGGTCCAAGCGATACCACAAGGATAGAAATTGCCCTGCTCTTAAGAGAACTACAGGCAAGATAACTGCTACTGATGAGGCTAATGCCATTGATCAAGGAAAAACTTTGTGTGGATGGTGTGGAAAGAAATGATTTTAAAACAATTATAAACAAATTTTAGAAATAGCCAAGTATGATAAGGCTAATAAGTAATTCAAGAACTGTTTAGAGAAGCAAGTAAAAAACCTTGTAAATATAAGGCTTTGTTACTTTGTAGCGAAAATAAAAAACTGAAACGCA